CCAAATGAAGAAAAATGTCATCATAGTGACATCCTATTTACTGGAACGCGAAATGCAGCGCATTTTCACTCATGACGCCTGTCCTCCTATTGATGTTGCCATGTTTTGATTGTCTCAATTATAGCACCACCTAAAATTCTAGTCAAGAGGAAAAATCCAAAATGCACAATTTTGCTTGAGCTTATCCGAGCAACGAATGCGCAATTTCTTTATTCATTTCAAACGCCGCCTCATTCATTCCGGCCTGTTCATACGTCTGATTAAAAAACTCAGACACGAAATGCCTCAGTTCAGCCTCATCCAAAAGCAACACACATGAAAAGTTGTCGCTATATCCATACGAGGCCAGATCGTAAAGCACCATAAGACCGGCATGATACGTGGTGTACTTACCAGTCGTCTCATCAACATCAGAGAAAAGCCGCATATGTTTCATGTCCATAACGATAGAGATTTCTGCGCTATTACGTACACGACGCTTGATTTCCGTCAGCTCATCATCTGCGAGGTCGTTTCCAATATCTATCGCAATCTCTTCGCAAATATACGACAGAAGTTCATCCCATACTCCGCCGTTATATTTTACGATAGGGGAATTACTATTCGCTGATCGCAACTCGTAGTTTTCAAATGGCACATCCGCAACGCCGGTTTTGGTCATGTATTTCTTTCCTTCAGCAAACACTTTTCTAATTTTCATTGTCCGAATCCCCTCCATATTGAAATATGTATTGACAATCGCCATTCTTAGCGGTATATTTACCTAAGATATGAAAATATTCTATTGTGTTTGTGTGGACAATGGTATAGAAAATTTTCTAACATGGTCATAATATATCACGCCCACTATGTTATGTCAATATAAAATTAGATAAATTTCTAAAACGGTGTGTTTTAATGAAGAAAAACATTTTTGATCGCGTGCAAGCGCTATGTCAAAACAATGGAATTGCTATCTCGGAATTAGAAAAGCGTCTAAATCTGAGCAATGGAGCAATCGGTAAATGGCGCAAGTCCTCGCCGACAGCAGAGAAGGTAGCGGCCGTTGCATCCTACTTTGATGTGTCTACGGACTACCTGCTCGGCCTTACGGACGTGGAGAAGAACGTTTTTAAGGACAATATGCTGCTGTCACTCGAAAAAGCCATGCCTCGCATGACCGACGATGATAAAGACAGAATGATGCGCATCCTGAAGGCCGGATTCGATGAGGCGTTCCAAGATGATGATGCATCTGCAAAATAATCTACAATCGCTTTCTTCAATTTAATACTACCATTTTCAAGATAAAAAATCAAGTGGAAATTATGCACAAACATAATTCGTTCGATTTGGCGATCATGTGCGTGATCTGAAATCAACTGTTAGTGTGTATGTTTTTAGCTCTGTATCGGCTTGCAAAATAAGCAGTATAGTTTGACCAGTAGATGCCTAAAAGCCGAAATTGACACATAAACCTCTATGTAAATGCAAAGATTCTGACAACACAGCTCCGCTAATCCCCGCACATTTTGTGTGGGGATTTTTTCTACGTATTTTTGCTTACTTTACGGCAACTCTACAAATGAAATCTTTCCAAATGAAGAAAAATGTCATCATAGTGACATCCTATTTACTGGAACGCGAAATGAGGGTATCATTTGTACAACAGAGTAAAAGAAGCCCGTGAAGATAGACAAATGAAACAGGAGGTGCTTGCCTATGAGGCTGGTATAGCCAGATCAACGCTCAGCATGATTGAGACTGGTGCACATATTCCAAGGGTAGATACGGCAATCCGAATCGCAAGAGCGTTGGGTATGATAGTGGAGAATTTATGGGTTATTCAGTAGGGGAGAAGCATGGGAAATTTGACATACGACCAAGTGACGCGACTAGCGGAACTTGTAGAGGAAGAAAAGGGGATAGCGGACGTGATATATTCCCTAGATTTATCCGGCAAGAGCTGCGGAATTGACATCCGCTGCTTATCACATATCGCAACATGGATTTATCGGCATCAAAAAGACCTTGCAGAAATATCGAATCAACTTGAATGAAGAAACGCCGTGGATCATTCCACGGCGTTTTTATTATGCATTTTATTTTTATGCTTGCGCCACTCGCGCAAATATAGGGCTTTTTCTTTAACTGACCAGTCCGCACGCGGATACTGCCTTTGATACGGCATATTTGCAACGACGGCGCTTTGACACAACCCAGTTCGGCACATAATATCTGAAACTGACATTCCGTCAACTTTCATGCGCGCAATTTCATCCGTTCTATCTGTTGAATATATGCCTGCTGTGATGATGCACCGACGTACCACTTGTTCGTTCACGCCCATGATTTCAGCCGTCTTGCTGATAGATTGTGTCGCAGAATACATGTACAAGATTGTATCATATCGTGACATGATTTTTATCCTCCAAGTTCTGTTACCGAAATATTATCCCTTTTTTGACACTCCCAATGACCAAATTCAGGGGATTCTCGCTTCAACGACCATTGCCTATTACTAGGTCTTGCATGATCTCCACGAGCGTAAATTCGGGCGTGTCCAGCCCTACTATATGGTTACGCCAGCAGGCGCAATCCTTCATTCAAAATATTCTGTGCGGCGTTCACGTCTCTATCGTGACGTGCGCCGCAGACGGGGCACGTCCAGTTTCTCACAGACAAATCTTTTGTTCCTGCCCACTGCGTTCCGCAGCAGGAACAAAGCTGACTAGACGGATAAAAGCGATCGATTGCAACGACTTTCTTTCCATACCAGTCCGCCTTGTACTGCAACTGTCTACGAAATTCTCCCCAACCTGCATCTGAAATGGATTTCGCAAGCCTATGATTACGCACCATGTTTTTAGGTGCTAAATCCTCGATGCAGATCACGTCATTTTCCCGGACAAGTTGAGTAGACAGCTTTTGCATTGTGTCACGTCTCTGATTTGCTACGTGTTCGTGCGCTCTTGCGACATGGATTCTAGCTTTATTCCAGCGATTGCTCCCCTTTGTTTTTCGGGAGAGACTTCGTTGTAATTTGGCTAGTTTCTTCTCAGATTTCGTAAGATACTTGTGATTCAGATACTCAACGCCATCCGACGTGACCGCAAATGACTTGATTCCCATATCCAACCCGATAGTCGCGCCGGTCTTTGGCAGCCGCTCCATTTCTACATCTGTGCAACAAATAGCTACGAAGTATTTTCCGCTAGGGTTCTGACTGACCGTCGCAGAAAGAATCCGACCTTTAATTTGTTTCGAGACACGACATTTGACTTTTCCTAGTTTCGGAAGTTGAATATATTTATCAAAGACTTTAATGTTCCCGTTGCTACACTGGCTTCGATAGCTCTGCCGGTGATTGTGTTTGCTCTTAAACTTTGGGAATCCCGTTACTTCTCCGCTTTTCACTCTACGGAAGAAATACTGGTAAGCCGCGTCTAAGTCTCTAAGAGAGTTTCTTAATGCAGTTACATCCACTTCACGAAGCCATTTCAACGATTTCTTTAACTGCGTCATATCAGCAGAACATTTATTGTAATTCAGTGTTTGACCGTCAGTTTCGTATAACTCTTTCCTTTTTGCAAGATAGTAGTTCCAAACGAACCGGCAACAACCAAATGTCTTCTGAATCTGCTGACTTTGTGACGCAGTTGGATATATTCTGAATTTTTGACAGTATTCCATCATATCTCACCGCCTTTGACATTTTTACGCCAACCGGTGCCTATATATTCTTGAGTAACGTAGCATTCGTAATGCTTAGGGTAGTCAATCAGGGCTTATGATTTCTCACAAGCCACCGGCTTTTGCCGTAGGGACGATTGACGAGAAAATGTGCTCTGCAACCAATTCTTCCATTTCAGCGATCACGGCCTGATAGTCCTCGCCATTCACGATTTTTACAACAGCGTCGCGTCCGGCTTGCGCTTTCATCCGATTCGCCGAACGTTCATATTCTCTCGATTTCAGATAGGCAAATGCTCTCGGATATTTCATCTGCATTGATTGCAAATCGTACTCAGGAGGTGTTTCGTCCCTCCTTATATACGACCATGTAGCCACATCTTCTAGCGCTGATTCGACCTCTTTCAAGCCTGGAATAGCATCAATTTTGTCCTGAAATTCCGAAGCAGATGCCTGTTCAGCTTTTTGACGTGCTTTGAGTGCATCCATGATTTCCTTTTTGTATTCTTCAATCAAGAGTATATCTTTTGCGGAGACGCCTGTCTCTATGGCAAGCGTATTTTCGTCCCAAAGCTGAATTCTGTATTTTTTAATCAGTCTTACTGGAATTTTTCCATTGCAATTATTCATTTTTGGCATTTGCTTGCATCTGAATGCCAATCCACTTTAAGCTCATTCTCCTTACTCCTCCACTTGTTCTATAATATTGATTTGGTTGAAGATACTATCCAAATCTGCCTTTGGATATATATATTTATACCAACTTATAGCACCTCGCTGCAAGTAGTAAGTTAAGGCACAGTTGATTAGCTGCGCCTCGTCTTTGTTAAGGTTGAGTTCCATTTTGCTTATTCCTCTGGATAAAGTTCTTCATCGAACAAAATGTAACCCAAAGCCTGAAGAACAACTGGAGCTTCATCGGGTTCAATTCCGTTGTCAATCAAACACTGTTCTGCCTTGGAACGGTTGTTAATTGACATAACAATTTTAGCTAAGGCTTCTTCATATGACAATCCACATGCTGGGCAACTTTTGTTGCAACTTACGTATGGTTCATGTGTGCATTTTTCACACCATCTACTCATTTGCCTTACCTCCTTAATTCCAAAATATGAATGCAAAAATGGAAAACAGTACAAAAAGTATGATAGATTGGATTAGGTCTTTTATGTTCTTGTCCATTTGTTTTACTCATTGTTCTCCAAAATCACATACAGAGCATGAGTTCTTTTTGGAAAGATGAACTTCTCAACTTTCGCTTTCCTATGTTCTGGACGGATATATCTTGTGTCGCCAACGGCTTTGCTGCCAAGACATTTTCCATTTTGCCAAAGCACGATCCTGTCGATGTCTGTGCCAAATTCGTAGAACATATTGAGAAATTCGATTAGGTTCATTTTGCCTTACTTCACTCTCACACAAAGTTCGTTGTCATAGAAGCCAAAGGCAACAACCTCCTTTTCATAGACATTCCCATGAGACAAAGCAACTTCAACTTTGTCTTTAACAATCGGTTTAAGATTGTCGTCATTGACAACCAGAATTCCATTCCAATTGTCATAGAGATTCACAAAGTCACGCAGTTTCATTTATCTTCCTCCTTGTCTGGAATTAAATATCCTTCAAAACAACTTCTCATTCGCCTTACATTCTTAATAAATTTCCCTCATCTTCACCATTTGCTCGTCCGTAAAGATACGGCAAAGCCCTGCATATTCCTCCCCGGAATATCTCTTGGCCGGCTGTTATTGTATATGTGACTATCCTAATCTTGGATCAAAACACCCTGTATACAAGTATCTAAATTGCCGGTATCGATCCACGCGGCGAGGTTGTCCATATCCGGAAAATACCAATAAATTTCTGCGCCCTCCGGGCTTTTGACCTGCGCGCGTGGTTCGATCGGCGCCCAACCTTTAACGTTATAATAGATATCTTCCGCCAATACGTAAGTGATACCGCCAAAAGTAACATTTCGTAAGGCTGTGCCCTTAATCCTCTGTATCACGATATATACCCCCCCAAAAAAAACTACGTTTAACGTTTGTATTCTTCAATCAATAGCATATCTTTTGATTTTGGCATTGTAATATTTTCCGTTGCTGTTCACCATCCTTTTACATCAGAATCGGATTTCCATCAAATTTCACATACTTCAGTACCACCGTCCATCCTTGCTCCGCAATCCTCGCAGTATTTTTTAGTAGGCTTATCCCAACTACCTTCAGTGGTGATGACAAAGCCACACGCAGAGCAGCACCACTCGTCTCCGCCAAGATGTATCCACTTCCCATTCACCACCGGCGCAACGTCAACAGCGTCCTCTTCGAGTTCCTCCATCCAATCACATTTTTTTGAGCAGCATTCGTCCGGATATAAACAATCACATAGATCGCATATGAGTGCCCGCGCTGTTTCGATGTTCGTGTATTTAGCCATCGCATTTCTCACCATCCTTAATCGTCACTCTCAGTTCTCTGAATGTCCAAATCGTTGGCCGTCCAAATTCGCAGGTTTTTTTGGCATTTACTCCGCCTCTTTGTAGACCGTGCGCTCATCCAAATAGCAAATTCGCCCATCTTCGCTACGCAGGCACACACATTCTGCGCTCTTCACGTGCAGGCTTCCGAGCCGATCAAGCGTGTCGTTGATACGGTTAGCGCGACCCAACTGCGGACAACGCATCCAAGCAACCGCATGAAAAAGGCTATCACCGTAGCACCGTCTGGTGATATAATGGCTATCATCTTCAGCTTCCACATCAAATCCGAATGTCACACGCAGCGGCTGTCCATCATCTCCCTTAACAAAAAGCCCAAAGAAGTTCCCATTGGAATTGTTCTGCCGAGCGTACACGGATCGTCCGAAAAATTCAATGTTCTCATACAGACAAGTCCATGTTCCCTTTGGAGAAACAACAGGGAAGGCAGGCATATCGTCCTCGCTGGATTCATCCGCCCAGCCCCATCCATCTTCCGCATACCATTCATCCGGACAGTACAGTGCGTATTCAGAAATACGATTATAGTCCTCGTCAGTATAGTGTTTCGCATATACAAAGCACGGCGCAATAGCATCCTTGTCCGTGTTTGCGATATCGTCCAGTTCTGCGATCGGAGTATTCGATTTGATATCAAGATGAAGGATTTTGTTTGTATCTGCAATGTGTGAAAAGATCATCCCATATTTTTTCTGCAAGGCTTTTGCTTCTTCGATCGTCATAATATGTTCTCCTTTTATTTAAACATCTGTATAGTATAATAATGTATATCCTTGATTTTTACAAGTTCGAATTTATCGCGTGATCGGCAGCACGACTGCGCGAATTCCGCTGTTCGTCCACATGGTTTTCTCCGGTGCGACAAACAGGAAGGGGAATTTGCACGGGTGCTCATCCGATTTCACAAGCCAACAACGCGCATTCTTTCCGACTGCCTCAATGGCATCTTTTACAAACTTTACGTTAAATAGTCCGCTGACGCTTCCAAATTCACCGTTATATGCTTTCAAATCAATAACCGGGGTAACATCCGACGGGCGTCTGTAATAGCAATGCTCCCGCAACCATTCGGGAATAGCCGTCATTAGCTCCGGTATATCGGAGACAAGGTATCCGCTGACCGAATCCGAAACGATACTCATTTCCTGAATGATATCGAATCCGGCATCAAATGGAACATCGCTGTTCTGGATTTCTTCTCCATCCACAATGGATGTGTCGTACTGGACAACAACGCAACCATCCGTAACAAGAAACGACGTGTGTCCCTCTATATCTGTTCTGGCATATTCGACCGAACCTTTTCTGTTTCGTTTTGCAATCCGCTTGAGCGCGGCGATCTGTTTTTTGGTCATTTTCTGTTCATCCTTCCTGCTAATTAACACACGCTGTTCAGCTTCTCCGTCTGTCTACGCAGAGACTCAAAAAATCCAACATCCAAAAACATCGCCGCTCCTGTTGCAATCATGTTTCCGGCCGTGATCCGCGCCATGTCATCCGCAGACAGAGTAGAGATATACGAACCGATATTATCCTTTGGTACTGTCTCCGGGCTGTTACAAATCACAACGCTATCCTGACGCAGGCCGGAGGCCGTCGCTTTAATCGGCACATTCGTCGGCAGGTATCTGTTCTTGACTTTCGACGTGACCGGCAAGGCAATGATCGTTGACCCATAATTGTTGCCCTTGTTGTTTGAAAAAATCACTCCTGGGCGAAGGCCGCGCTGTGCGCGGCCTTCGCCGTCAAATCTAATCCAATAAATTTCTCCGATTTTCGGGTTCATGTGCATTCCTATGTATCCTCCAATTCTGTTCAGTGTTCTGTTCTGTTTTACTTACCAAAGCCCATCCGGCTTGTACGTTCCGTTCCGCTTACTTTCCGCTACCCATCTGCATTTGTCACAGTAGTATTCCGCAGCAACAAATTCCAAATAGCTTTCGCGCAGAAGGGAAACGACCACATAAATGATGTAGAGAAAAATCAGCATTCAATCACTCCTTATTATATTTACTTTTTCTGTTCTGCTCTACGGTGATTCTTTTCTCGTTCTGCACGTTGTTCATCCTCTAGGCGCTCAAGCAAAGCATTGAGCGCCGCCGCTTCGGCCTTATCTCCGCTCCGTATCAAACACCCAAGGACTTGATACAACAGGCCAATATCATTCGCTTTAATTCTCATAGTTTATTCCTCCGTTTTATTGACGCGTCGAACAAGATCGTTCATGCAATCGAAAAATTTCTGCGAGACAGCAGCGTTCTTGTATCTTCTATATGACAGACTATCGCAGCGCTCGTTCACAATGGTGACAGACACAAGTTTTTCATTGATCCATCCTTGCGTCCGAATCGGAACGCTGACACCATAACGACGCATGAGCATGAGTACAATGGACGTTTCCACGCAGTCTCCGTTCGGCTTATAGGACGTTACTGCATCGTTTGACAGCTTTCCGCCGTTTTTAATAATCTGGATTGCCTGATACACGGCCTGTTCTGCTTTCTGATTTGTCTCTTCACGCATCCGGCGCTCTTCTGCTTCCTGTTCTGCTCTCATCGCAGCGCGCTTTTCTTCCTGCGTCCGCTTATAGATTTCGGACAGACGGACACATTCATCCAATTCATCCATGACACAAGCGCCGCGAAAATCCGGGAAACACTGTCCGTTCGTGTTCTTGCTTTTCAGATAACAATCAGTGTGCACATCCAAAATCTTCTGAATGCGATCAGCCCATCGCGCCGGTTCGTGACCAATACGCTCCACCATTTCGTCCTCGCGCGCGATTGCATGATCGACAGCGCTATTCGCAGCTTCTCCATAAATGCCTCCGTTCTCGCTATTGTCTGCTCGCAGGCCGTCAAAATACTTGCTACGGCCTACCATTCCGCCGTATAGTTTATCCATCGCCGCATTGAATCCGCAATCACTTACCATTTGATACTCCGTGCATTGCAGCGAAACCAGATAACCGTTCTGTTCCACATACAGCAGGTATTTATCCGTTTCTGTTCGCGGATATTCGACGTCTTGTTTTCCGTCTTTCCGATAGAGACGGAAAGTTTTTTCGCCGTTCGAGACTTCGCGGTCAAAGACAGCGCGCATCCTGCGTCCGTCACGGTTAAACATTCCATTATAGAAAAGAGGCTTCATCAGCGCGCAGCAGGTATTATTCATTTCAGTCATTATGTATATCCTCCTTAAATTTTATCGAAAGTATTTTCACATCAATCCAAATATTTAATAATATTTTTGGCCTTTTTCAAATCTCTTGATAGCAATAATAATATCGTCCGCATTACTGAATAATGTTTCGACATGGATATTTTTATGCTCATCGTTCCAAATAACGATTTTCCTATTCGGATTTGTTTTTTGAACCTGATATAAAGTAGGCAGGCCGTTTTCAAACGACACAGACTTTCCGTCTCTTGACATTGCCATAGCCTTTTCATTGATAAAATACATATGTATATCCTCCTTAATCTCTTGCGGCGCGCAGCATAAAGCGCTTGATAGTGGCAACAATTTCCTCATCCGACGCAGGTGTTTCCCATTCAATATTCTGGTCAAAAAATCCTCTATCGCTGATCGTGTCCATCGTAACTTCCAATTCATCCGTATCACTGTTCAGGAATACAGAGATAAGATATTTGTAGATTACGATACTGTAGCATCCCGTCACATCAATATAAAAACCGGGAAGCATATGTTTATCAATAAAAGTTTGCAGTTTCGGATTGGTCATTTTTATTTATCCTCCTGTTCATTATTCCTGTTCGGGAGTGGAAGCCTCCAAAACACTCCGCAAGGCTTCCGCTCCATTTTCGTTTCTTACAACACAAGTTATCCCATGCCGTTCCAGCAATACGGCGATTTCATCCAAATTCAGGCCGTTCATGTTTCGCCCTTTCTTCCCAATACGGCATATACTGAAATGCAATGCTGTACATTGGCCTTCCTGTGATATTGTCTTTGAACGTCTCAAGAAACACTTCTTTGTTAATACCTTCAGCAACACACCAATCATTGATAACGCGCGTCGTAACCGGCGTAACGAATACATACAGATCAGAATTATGATTGAACATCCGTTCGCGTGGATAACCTGCCTTTTCAAGCGCTTCCATTAGTGTAATACCCATCGTTTATTCCTCCGCCGCTGTTTCATCCTGTCTATTGTCGTTATACCATTCACGAATATAGGCCGAATCTGAACAATCTACTTCCCACGATCCATCAAGAAATGTTCCATTGTCAGGAATAGGAATGACACCTGCATCATCCTTTGCAATTTCGATTGCTTCATCAAGCGTTTCCGCACTTACGTTAATAACACCCATCATTGTCCATGCGACTGGAATCTTCCAAGTTTTCATATTCAAATCCTCCTATAAAATCACTCTTTATTCTTTACTTCAGCACCAACACCATTTGCCGATACTTCCTTAAAACATCTTCCGTTCATCCAGTCTACACACAATAGATATTTTACATTTGGTACTTTTTCAAGTAGTTCTTTTGTGTCCTTACAAAAAACTTGTGTTATAGGTTTAAAGTTTTCATCATAGCAATCATAGAAATATGTTTTCATACACTTACCTCATAAAATATCCTTTAAAGTTCCTTACCTGTTTCTGTATGTTTAAATTCATCATTTACTGTAAACCAAGGTGTATAATTTGTTGGATATATTTCACATTCAAATACTATTTTCACTTTCATATAACCACCTCTTTAAAATTATCCTTTTATATGTACCTCCTTATTTAATCCTCTACGTCGTGCCACTTCAGGCCGCGCGCCCTATACAGGGGAATGAAGTGAGCAAGATAAAAATCGTACCCGCATCCGTCAATACCAAAGAAATAGCCAAACTGTTCCGAATAGTAAACGCGGAATCCACACTGCGAAAGGGCTTCAACACCATTCCGTTCTTCAATCCAATATGTGTCGCATGGATCGTGAAACTGCCACATTGTTGACCACATCGGCAAAAGGCTATCGCGGTCAACTTCAAAGCAATCATCGCTAACAGTCACGCGCGTTCCGTCGTCTAATTCAATATCATATGTAACATTATCCTGTTCGTCTTCATCCGTTTCAATGCCGACAATCTCACCATATCTTTCATCCGTTTCAATGCCAACAGGCATATCATACACATAGACGCGATCCGACAGGGAAGGAAGCGTAACTTCTTCCCAATCATCCATTTCAAATTCCATCAATTTTTCAATCATTCCGCTGTCGATTGCATCAAATCCATCCACCCAAAGACGCGTACATTCACCGACCGTTTTGTATTCTCTAGTCATTTTTTAATCCTCCATTGCAATTCTCAATTCGTGGATCAAGTTTCTCAGATCATCCAGTTTGTATTCCTGTGTTTTTGTCAAGTTCTTACTATGAAACTTGAAATAATCGAAAATATCATCAATATTTTTGATAATATCGCTATATTTCACGTTGCGTTCCTCCATTCAAACAACTTCATAAACCGGCATCTGCGTCCAACGTGAAAAGACATACAATTTAACTTTATCCGCAGAAACGCCGCATTCATCCGCGATTTCTTCCTTGATACCATCCAAATTCCATGCGCAGCAGTAAACACTCATGCCGTCGATTTCTTCCGCGCTGTTCGGCTCTTCGTCCAGATCATCCGACACCATCCATTCCGTGCCTTCGTTGAAGTAAAGCGTTTCAAACCGTTCAATGTTTTTATCCGTGAATGCGGCCACAGGATAAAAGACATTATTCCAATCGACTTGTGCGCTTCCGCGAATCACGTTCCACGTCCATTTTTCGCCGTAGACAATAGACAACACTTCACAAAGGAAATTTTCTTTTGTGTTCAGATATCCGTATGGAATGTTATTATCATGGTGTTCAAACTCCCATCCATGCGAATCTGTAAACAGAAGGTTAAGATCGTAAATATCTCTATCCGTGTAGCGTTCTTTCATCGGCGGCAGGTAATACATGATAGCGTCAGCGGCATTTGCATATCCGTAACTGCTCAAATTCTCCAACACATAAGCAAGTTCCCACGAATTAACGATTTCCTTCACGCGGTCAAAATCTTCGCTTGTGTAGTCTGCGAAACGTTCATTTCCGCATACGTTAATCCGCTGTTCTCCTTCCGTATATGCTTCCATAAAATAACCCGCGTCTTGGTATTCCGGCGCAATCTGTCGTGCGTAAATCATTATGTGTTCCTCCTGTTATGTATTTGTGTTCAATAGTCTTGTCCGGCCGTGCAGCAAAAATCATCCGGCACAAAACAAACACCATCATAGTGTTCAAAAATGATATCATCCGGAATTTGTTCCGGGAATGTGATATCATCCGGAAGAATATCCTGCGTTTCATCCTGTTTATTCAGTTCTTCGGCAGTGCACAAAAATACGTACCTTAAAAATCATTCACGCCTGCCGGTTTTCTGTTCGCTGTTCAGGAATTTTCATAATCTCCGCGCCCTTTTTTAGCTTCCGCCATGATAATGTCAATGTTACGCATCAGCAATTCGCGCATATCGTCCAAGCGCATACTGACAAGATCATTGACTTCACGGATCACTGTTTCCTGCGTGATATTTCTGCAATTACAATGTACTGTCAGAATGATTTCGTCAAAAGTGATTCCATCCAGCAGATTATCTTCTGGACGCAGATCGTCACCGAGAGTCCAGCTTCTTACATCCATTTTCTTTCCCTCCTTATTTAGGTGAGCCGTTCCGCCTGTTCGGCAACAAATGCAGCCACTTTTCGCAGTGTGTCCGCCGTCATGCTTTCCGGCACAGTCTCGCGGCCTGCAAGCATATGCGCCACAAAATCAAGCGCGCAATTGTCCTGTTCGTCGATCTCGCCCAAAAGCGCAGCCCAATCAAGCCCCAAATGTGCATCGCACCATGCACGGAATGCTTCAGGGCTTTCAAACCAGCGATCCAAATAATCCCCGCGGCACGATCCGCTGTTACATGCCTCCAGAACCACAAGCCCACAGGCAGGATTATAAAACAGGCTATACCATTGCCAATTCTGCCCGTCGTATCTGTCCCAACCGTTATTGTCAATCCGTTTCGCCGCTCCATAATCCGCAGCATAAAATTTTTTTCCGTTCACAATTTTCATTTGTATGTACCTCCGTTTATTTATTTATCTTTACCAACCCATTTTTCAGCCATTTCAAGCACTTTCTCGCGCGCGATTTCAAGAAAATAAATTGTGTCCGTGTATCCGTTGCGCGTATCTTTATCAGAAAAAATTTTCCCTGAATCATAATCGGATTGCACAAAATCTCGCGCCTGTTCAAGAATATCTGCCATCTTACAATATTTATAAATTGATTCGATGTAATTCATTGCACGCACTCCGTTCATCTGTCCGGCGCGCTGAAAGCGCGCCGGTTATATCCGTTACAAGCTAATCTGTTTACGCGTAAACAGTAAATACAGGCCAATTCCAAAAAGGATAAGCGCGCCTCCTCCGTCACGCTCTTGCAATGTTTCGCCGTCTGCTACCAACACGAAACAGGCAACAGCGGCCGCAATCAAAAGCAGGCCGAAAACCTTTTGCGCGATCCATGCAAGCACGTTATTTCTTTTAGTGTTCATCTATTTGTCCCTCCGTTTCCGTGTCCGGCAGGCGCGCCGCGCCTGCCGGTTATGTCCGTTATACCTGCGCAACCGTAACGACAGCGCCGTCTAGCATGGACACATACCAGATAGCGCCGTTACAATCGATCAGGCGGACGCGGACGGAATGCCCGTCCGCGTCAAAAGTTTCATCTGTGATATAGTGGCCGTAGCGCAGCAGACCGCGAACGACTTCATTTATTTTCGCCATTTTCGCCTCCGTGCGCCGCGTCGAATTCATCCTCCATATCTTCGAGCGCTTCAGAAATGCAGCTTGAAAGCAGATAGCAGCGGATTGTCACATCGCACGCCTCCGCGCCGTTTTCGGCGAGATAAGACGGTTCGCACCCGAATTCTGTAAGCGCTTCGCCCAACAAATCGAGATTATGACAAACGTTTTCCTCCGCCTGCCATGCGTTGCAAGTGTAACTGCCGGAAGCATTCCCGGTCACACTATCGTGTGCCCATAACTCATCGTTAAGATGATCGGCAAGATCTTCGATCGTGTCATAATCCGAAAAATCGATATTTTCGCGGATATAATCGCAAACATCATCGTAAACAGCTTCGTGATAATCGTATCTTTCCATTATGTAATATCCCTTCCGGCCGTAGCCTATCGTGCGCATTTCTAGTCCGGCAGGCGCGCCGCGCCTGCCGGTTTTTTTTATCTTGTCTGCCATCCTCAGTGCCGGGAGACTATCCCCGACAGGCGGTCATTAGACCGTTTCGGCTTAAAAAGCAAGCAAACGCTCGAACCGCGCTTTGCTCCAATGCACCATAACAGTTGACAGGTGATGACCATTATGCTTTTCCAAGACGTATTCATTCCCCGTCATGTAACGATGCACAGAAAGCATGTACTGTTCGCCGTGTTCGGCAAAAATAACCATCCCGTTCCGTTCGCAGCGCTCCCATAGTTTATTGAATCGTGTATTCGTCATGTCACATTCTCCTTCCAGGTTATCTTAAATCCCATGTGCAGTTTGTGTCCTGTGGTACTCTCTTCACCTTGACGCGCTCGCTTTGCTTCGTCGCGCGTTTCCCTGGTTAGGATTTCCCGCAGGCACAACATTCACTTGACAAAGTACAGAGCGGGCGCTATACTGATAGCGCTATGTATTTATGCTTGCATTTCTGCAAGCGCTTCACGCGCTTCTGATTCTGTCGCGTATTCGATCCCCTCTAGGATGAATCCATAATCGGAATACATAAGCGCACCTCCCTTCTTTTCGTCGCGCGTCGCGTGCGCGTCGAATTGATTGGAGACTGTAAAACTTGAGATACAAGGTTTTTGAATGGGGCTTGTCATCTCTCGCTTACATTAAGGATTATAGCACCTTTTAAGGTGCAAATCTATTGACAAATTGCACGAAATACAGTGCAATTAATTGTGCTTTTTTTGCACTTGAAAAGGTGCATTTATTATAGTAGTATATAAGACTACATGAAACAAAGGTATTTCAAAATGATTGTATATACTATTGATATATTGGACGCGCTGAAAAAGCGCGGATATAATACAAATCGGATAAGGCTTGAAAATATTTTGAGTCAATCAACATTGCAAAAGATACGCACCGGAAAATATATATCAATAGAAAGCCTTGATACACTTTGCAGCTTGCTAAACTGCCAGCCCGGCGATATCATCGCCTATATACCAGACGATCAGCAGCAGGACGCAAAGCAATAACGACAGCTTCACAACAGGCGCGGCCAACAGGCCGCGCTTTTTTTTGTGTCTTAAGCCGTATACACTGCAAGGCCGGACACGGACAGACACGCCAAACCAGAAAGTTACATTATGCATTTCGGATAACTGAAACAAGCATAGCACAGCACCGGAAGCACGTCAAGCCCATGAAAGCATTATCAGCACCTTGCACAAAATGCAGTTAATCAAAATGCATACTAGCGCAATCAGCACAAACACAAGCTGAAGCAGCTACCAACGGATATCACAATCAAATACAAGCGTTATTTGACGCTCAAATCGTTTTTGCGCGCTGACCATCAAACTATACCGGCCAAACCACAAAACCGATTACAGGCCAAAAAATATAGTCTCTACGTCTATAAACCGAATGTGCAAACCGTACAAACACAAGCACAACAGACAGCTTGCGCACCGTCACGGCCTGATCTCCTGCACATGATAGGCATGGGACAGCAGCACATACTATATAGTTACACATATACAAGCAAAGAACGAGCGTATAAGCGTTTATAATGCCTATAGCTAAGTTACACTGCTACAAGCGCAAAACAGCATAGAGGACAAATAAACACGGTTAAACAAAGAAAAGCGGAACAAGCAACGGAGCAGGAAGCACCAACGGAAACGAAGATACCATAAAGCAAAAAGAAACGGCCTAAATCCGTACATACTTAAAGCCCTTCATGCTTCCGGCCTGCCGTAGTCTATCCAATCCTATATTTTGCCGTATATCTTGACTTTCTATTTCTCAAAAATGAGAATCATTCTCATTATAAAACAAGATGTGAAGATAACGAAAGCAAAATAGGAATGATTATTAAAATTCTTTTTAAGACTTAAAGAAAAATCATCTCTAAAAGTCATTAAAAAATGAGAACATAAAATCCTTGACTTCTCAAAGTCTCCGGAAGGCTATAAAGATCGTTTTTATAGCAAGATATACCCGTGTTTCAGTTCTGTTTTTTCATGGATTGCAGTATTAACACCTGATTTTTATGTGCTATCCGGCTAATGGGGGGGTATCTGACATTTTTAGCTTCATAGCGATTTTGTGACAAATGTCTAGTACATTCATCTACACCTCTTGCTTTCCCATTTTCACATTATCCAACCTCTCATTCTTTTGGCCTTATAGTCTCAATCTAGCTAACTGAATATGAGACTCAATCTCAATTTCGTTCCAACCCATGAATAATTTGAGAATTTTGAAGAACCTGAAAAATGAGAAGATGTAAAAATGACCGTAAAACCAATTTGTTGTAGCATGGCGACTACCACCTCCGCAGCTAACATCACGGAACTAGGTACGATATGGGAAACAGAAGAAAAAATAAAAACCTTAACCGAGATGGGAAGTCTGTAGTTGGATGGTTGCTGCTGACTTCGGATTATTGTGTACGGTTACAAAAGAAGTTATCCGAAATGCATAAAATCAGTTTGACTTTTTGACCAATTTCTGATACAATAAAAGCATGAAATCAAAGACTTTTGTTGTACGGCATAAGGGGAGGTTACGACATTTTGGATAATGCTAGATACCAGTATTCCATCTTCGATACGGACTTTGAAGTGATTTCTACGGGTACGATTGGTTCCTCAAGATCAGTTGCTCAGAAGCATGAATGTAAGATTATAAACCTTACACAAATGCTTCCGAATCCGACATCGAAACCAAGGAACAACAACGTAGGAAAGGAGCAAACCGTATACCCTGTAAAGGACAAAGACCAACTTCAAGCGATAGCTTTATGGTTAAAGGCGAACAAAGATCCAAAGTATTACTTAGCATTTGCGATTGGAGTAAATACTGGCCTTAGAGCGAATGAATTGCTGAAACTAAGATGGTCTGATGTTTTATGGTCAGACAAAACCGTAAGATACATTGATGATATTGAAGACACGACAGACAGCATCACCGTATATCAAAGCAAGACGAAAAAGAAAAGAAAAATATTTTTAAATTCAGGATGTCTGTCTGCACTCAGGTGGTATGTACGGAAGACTGGCAAGCAACCCAGCATGGAATGTTTTTTATTCCCTTCGAGAGAGGGAGGAGCCATTAAGGTAGACACGCTTCGTAAGGTTTTGAAAGAAGCTGCACTAGCTTGTGGTGTACGGCAAAACATCGGTACGCATTCATTGAGAAAGACATGGGGATGGAGTGAGTACACATCCAACCCGACACTTCAGACAAACCGAGACATTGGACAACTCCAAATGCTATTTGGACATTCCAGTCCTCAGACCACATTACGGTATCTTGGTATTATGGACGAAGAGAAAAAAGCTCTGTATCACGATATGTCTCTCTGTTTCGAATAACTAACTTGCTGATCCAGACATCTTACTGGTAAGGAACTAACTTATAGTTTCATTACAGGCGTCCACGCCTGATTCAATAGCGCTAAATCAAACTTATGGTTTCATTTATCTTAAATTTCGCTTAATTCAAACTAAAGCGCCTGCGGCGGAAAGGGCAGAACGAGCGTAGCGAGGGCACTTTCGTCATATAGTTCCCTCCCTTATAAACAAAAGTAATTTTTGCTTTTTTCAAAAACCTAGGGTTATCAATGCTTTGCGGGTGCTTTTGGAGATATTTATGCAGGAAAGTATGTAGTCCGATTGCATATTTTGCGTTTTTTTCGAAAAAATGACCACTCACTCTGCGACTTCTTCATCCTCTCCTTTGCTTTTTCCATTCTTTCAGATTTTGCACGTTTTTCTTCTTGTACGGTTCATTTTTTTTACGTTTTTCTAGTTCTCGTTGCATTTTCGTTGCTATTTCTTTGGCTTTTCTTATGATTTCACAGTTTGTTCACAGAATTTCATGATTTTCGTGTGATTTTATGGTGCTCTTGTGTGGGGGCGCAGCGGGGCAGTGGTCACATCTTCCGGCAGGTCGATTGAATATCGTCTGCCGGTTGCTTTCACGCAAGTTATCCGAAATGCCTAAAATAACGCTTGACAAATCCTGAATCATGGTGTACTATAATAATGCAGCTAACCGAAATGCATAAAACATAATCGGCCAACCGCAAAGTCGGACACCTCAGACGAGATGTCCCTATTTAAAAAATACGAGTTATCCGAAATGCATAATACCAAAAATTGAATTGAGGGGAGAAAGGAATTGACTTTTAGAGAGTTGTTGCAAGCCGAGCATCCGGACATGGTTGACGAAAAGTGGGCTGGCGGGTGCTGCGGGTGTCCATGTGATTATGGGTACGAGTCTGGTGTCGCAAAAGATGGGCTTTGCCGTCCTACTCATGATTGGAGGAATAGTTGTAGACGTTGCTGGGATAGAGAGTCTGGCCTCGACATTACTGCTGCGTATGACGAAGATGACACGGAGCCGGTTGCCGAATCAGACGATATGTTGGAGTCTGACGATGGTGGTGAGGTGCCGTGCAACTATTGCAATCACTACAAGGACACGCCGTGGTGTGTAGACTGCGAGGACAAATGCTACGTGTGTGTGCATAAGGCCGTGTGCCGGTTTACGAATGAATTTTTCGGTGAGCGCAAAATCTGCCGAAATTTTTTAAAGGCATAAGTTATCCGAAATGCATAATTTGAAAGGATGGAGAAATGAAGTACAAGCTGAAGGACGGGGAAAGATATGGCCTGCCGAAGCAGGTTGAGGCGTTTCAGTACAACGGAGTGCTTTCCGGTGAGCCGTGGGTGACGAAAGCGTTCAATGATGGGGTGCTGTTTTGGGACTCAGACGAGTTGGGCGGGTATCCGCGCAATCCGTTCCTAAGAGTTGAAGATGATGATTATAGCGTGGATTGCGGGGATTATCTGATTCTCTGTGGCAATGGTGATATCGAGATGTGCTCTAAGGATGTTTTTGAGTCTGTGTATGCGAAAGGGGTCTGATGGATGGAGAGTCTTGAAGAATACATGAAAGCCAATGGCTACACATTGGGCGAGGCTGCAAGTCTATTGAGCGCGATTGGGTATGCAATGATTGCGTTACATGACCTGAGTGTCATTACGGATGAGGAATGGCCGGTTCTTGTAAAGCGGTTTGCTAAGAAAGCTTCGGCGTTTGTGACCGAGGTGGGCGATGAGTAAGAAAGTGCTGGTCGCCTGTGAAGAGAGCCAGAGAGTGTGTGCGGCGTTCCGCGCAGTTGGTTGGGAGGCGTACTCGTGCGACCTTCAGTGGTGCTCCGGCGCACATCCTGAATGGCATATTATTCAGGATGTGCGCCGGGTGATGAATGGTAATTGCAAATTCGTAACGTGTGATGGCGTTGAGCACGAAATAGTTGGACGATGGGATATGATAATTGCTCATCCGCCTTGCACGTACATGAGTGTAGCTGGTGCTTGCCGGATGTATCCGCACAAAGGTCAGATTGACCCGGCGCGACTCGAAAAGGCGATGGCTGCGAAAGAGTTCTTCATGGAGCTGTATAACGCTGACTGCGATCGAGTGTGCATCGAGAACCCGACGCCGTTAAAGGTCGTTGGTCTGCCACAAGCGACGCAGGTCATTCAGCCGTACCAGTTTGGGGAACCATGGAGCAAGCGCACGTTGTTGTGGTTGCGCGGTTTGGATCCGCTTGAGCCGACAGAAATAGTAACTGACTACAAGCCGTTTGTTCCGAGCGGGACAGGGCGTAAACTTGGCGGCAAAACATACGGCGCGGCAATACCGCACGAAGGAAAGGCAAGAAGTGTAACGTTTGAAGGCATCGCAAAAGCGATGGCAGAACAATGGGGTGATTTAGATAAACAAATGTGCAAGTTGGCATGAGGCAAGCAAGGATAGGAGCGTGTATCCGGCAGATAGATGCTGGGGAACGAGAGAATGTGATCCGTGCAGTTGCGGAGGCGATGAGACGAAGTGTGATTTCTATCCTGAGAAACGTAAGACGGCTTTGAAGAAAGAAAAAAAACATACTCAGCAAACCAATATCGTTTGGCATAAGGGAAACAAGTTGCCGAAAAAGGATGGCGAGTACCTGTGCTGTGATGCACCGTATTTCTTGTATCGAGTGCTCGATTTTGCAACTGATTTGTCTAAAGTGGACGATGAATTTGCTGGCATTCGCCGTCCTGGGTTTTACGATGTTGATAGTGAATGGGGCTATGTCGCGGTAGACGATGTTGCATGGTGGGCGGAAATCACGCCGGATTGTCCGGGAAAGCGGAATTAGCATGATTGATATTGGATTTGAGCCGCCGCTTGATCCGCGTGCATATCGTGTGCCGGTTTGTCCCGTGTGCGGATCTGAGACGGACACGATTTTGCGAGATATGGATAACGTTATCGTTGGGTGTCCAGAGTGTGTGGAAACGGTTGATGCGTGGGCATTAGAAAGAGAGGTTGTTGATGAAATTTAAGTTGGGCGACAAGGTGCGCGTGAAAGATAGTTCGAAAGTATTACATTCTCAGTACAGAGGAAGAGTCGGCAAAATTACTGGTGTTGCTCTTGTTGATGTTGATGTGTACGGATATGAGGTCGATTTTGCCTCAGGATATTATTTCTTTGATGATAGTCTTGAGCATTATGACGCAGATCGAGATGCCGATATGGAATATAAAGTCGGTGATCGTGTTATTGCGGTTGATAATATCGGTTCGCATCCGAATGGTTCACGTGGAATTATTACTGCTATTTATACGACCCCGCCACAAAACGATAAATTTGATTATCGTGTCAAATATGATGATGATAAGTGCATCAACCTGTGGAGCAAAATCGTATCTCTTGAATCGGACAGTATTTCTGCGGCAACATCTGAAACGCCTGTCGTTGCACCGCTCGTGCATGGCAATGAGTCGGTACTGGAAAGCAAAATGGAATACCCGTCTATCGTAATTACTTGTAAAGGCCGAAAAACAAAAGCGGTTCTCAAACGCAGCAATGAAGTTTTGAGATGCGCGACGGCAAGTTGCCATCTAGAAGACGATTTTGACCAGTACGTTGGTGCGAGTATTGCGCTTGGTAGACTGTTTGACCGACCGGTTGATATGGATGCTTATGAGCGTACTGAGCACTCCGATATGTCTAAGCCGTTCGAAGGCAAGGCTGTGTGCGTGGAGAAAAATGAGTCGTGCCCCATTTCTAAGCGCTTTACCATTGGCAAGGTATATGAGTTTAGCAACGAATACGTTGTTGGCGACAACGGGACTCGTTATGTTGCGGCATCAACGATGGATGAAAACTGGGTTGTTTTGGGCGCGAAATTTATTCCGTTTACTGACGTGAGTCCTACTGCGACACGGTACGAAGGCACAATCGTTTGCGTAGATTCTGATGCCAAAAGGTTCACGCCCGGCAAAGCCTATAAAGTCAATGATGGTTGCGTCTACAATGATGATGGAGTCCTGACAATTAAGGTTGATAGCGATAATATTGATGGCCTTAACGATGAGTTCGATGTCATCGGTGCGCGGTTTGTGGAGTTGGTGCAATCATGAATATCTGTGATGCAATCGAGCTGGCTGAAGCGCGCCTGTATAACGTAACGCATTCTGAAAACGCAGTTCCGGCAGAAGCGGAATTTTACTCGTTGTGCGTCAAGGCTCTGGAGGAATACCGTTGGCGTTACGAGTAACGAAAAGCCAGAAACGCTTTTCGTGTTTCGATCTGATGATATTGGCAAGACGGTATTCATGAGCGACCCGGATGAAATGGGGTGATTTAAGTGGGGGATTGTATTGATCTGTGTTCGTTGTGTGTCTATGGTTCTCCGAGCAGCTTGAATGGTGGTTGTTGCATTTGCCCGGCTGTTGGACGTGATGTGGTGAATGAATACGACAAGATCCGTGCTATGAGCGATAGCGAAATCAAAGATTGGATTTCCTCGCTTTGGGACGTCGCGTCGCACATGGGAATGCTCAGAGCGAATGAAATTCAGGAGGCTGCGCAGAAGGTTGTTGATGAAACGATGAAGAGGCGAGAAGAGTACATGAGTAAAGTCAGGGGAGTGTCATGAGCGGGTATGTTTCAAAGGATCAAGTGATTGAATGGTTCCGACCATATGGTCATGTGAATGAAGGTATTCCATACTACGAGCTTGTTACGGACATTCGTGATATGCCAGATGCGGATGTTGTTCCGTCAACGAAATGGACATTCGTTAGTGAAGGATTGCCGCCGGAGGGTAAGTTGGTTCTTTGTTGGTATGCGTATTTCCGTTCTCGTGCTTATAGATTGATTCAAACGTTTATTATTGGATACCAGTATGGTGGGCGCTGGATTGGAGAGAAAACCGATAGGCGTGAAGGCGTGATAATCGCGTGGATGCCTCTACCTGAGCCGCCTGTGAAGGGAGAGAAAAATGACTAAAGAGAAAGCTGTCGAGATTTTGATTGCCTCGGCGATTTGTTCCAGTCCGATTTTCTTATGCGATGTGTGCCCGGCCTATAAGAGAGAACTGTGCGATTGCGATTTGCCGACAAATGAAAAAGTTGAACAGGCTATTCGAGTGCTGCGCGATGGAGGTGTGGACTGATGGTTTACAGGGTATTTGTTACAGATAAGCGGAACTTGGAGGTTAGTCATGAGGCTGATTAACGCATACGATCTGAAACAACTTCTGCTTGAGGAGCGTGCTCAAGTGCCTGATGGCAAGTTTGGCGATTTAGTGCGTTGTGGTATCAGGAAGGCTTTAAGATGCATGGAGCAGTGTGTTCCGGTTGAGATTGTCTATTGCAAGGATTGCAAATACTGTTTATCTGGTAATTGTGAGCATCCTCGACATCATGGAGTCTTGCCTTCGGCCTATCCTTTCGATTTTTGTAATTACGGGGTGAATAAACATGGAAATTGACGTTTGTCCTGTGTGTGGCGCGAATCTCTTTCACACGACGATTCATGCGTCTGCGCTGATTGATTGCCATTTTTGTGTGGAGTGCGGCTATCGTAGAGAGAAGATCCGTAAGACGCCCGGCATCAAATCTGGTCGGTGCGTGAATGGGAAGTACAGAGAGGTGCGCTATGGAATTCGATAGGAATTTCGAACCGAATGTTGACGATGCGAGAGCCGTTATCGCTGATCTGAAATATTTGCTTCGCAACAACCGGAATCATATACATCTTTCTCCGTCTGCGAGTGCTGCTGTTTCGCAAGCTGTGCAGGTAATTGAGGATATGATTGAGGCGAGGCAGACGGACTATGAGATTTTTCACGCTTATATTGATGGCTCAAAGCAGGCGGATGTAGAAATTAAACGGTATATTGAGCAGATGCAAGACTACGCCGCGCTTGCGCAACGCACGGTACGCTTTCTTGTTAGCCAGATGCGAAAGTGAGGATATGGAGTGAGACGGATTGAGTATTATCGTGCGATGAGTCCCGACCTATTGGCATACGCCATGAGTCAGAAATGCATTCGCAGCATTTGCGATATTGTCTGTGACGGAGATTGTGCAGCTTTGCCGAATCTTCAATATTCTTCAAATGAAGTTTGCCGCAGGATCATCCGAGACTGGTTAAATGGGGAAATTTGAATGAGGTGAATGCTGATAAAAATTGAAGTTTGCGATTCCATTATGGGTAGCGGGAAGACCGAGAGCGCCATTACTCAGATGAACGAGGATTTAGACAGCCGGTACATTTTTGTGACGCCGTATCTTAGTGAGGTCGAGCGTATCAAGAATGGTTGTCCGGAGCGCAATTTTGTTGATCCGCAAGATTATGGACGAGGAAAGTATGTCGATTTCCTTAGACTCTTGGGAGAAAAACGGTGTATTGCGACAACGCACGCTTTATTTAAAAGGTGCGATCCGGAGATGACGCAACTTATTCACGACGGTCATTATAAGCTCATTTTTGATGAATCGTTTGAAGCCGTTAAAGAACTTAGCATTGGTGAAAGTGACTTCAATACTCTTCAAGAATTGAGGCTTATTAGTATTGATGCTGATGGATATATTGATTGGATTTCTACGGATGATAAAAATGTTTTTGCTCAGAAATATAAAGACATATTTACATCTGGTCGAGTGAGGCGCTTTAACAATACGGTTTTTGTGTGGACTTTCCCGATTAAAGTTTTCGAGGCGTTTGAGGAAGTCATTATCTTAACTTATTTATTTGATTCGCAGGTTCATAAGTATTATTTTGACATATACGGTATTGAATTTGAGAAAATTGGAACTGTGGTCGAAGACGGGCATTATCGGTTTAGCACAGAGGGAAAAAATCCAGAATATGCGCGGTTGCTAAAATATCAGATTCACATTCTGAATAATAAAAAAATCAATTCAATTGGCGACAAATCTACCGCTTTGTCAGTCGCATGGTATCAGAAAAATCGTGGTAAGGACGAAAGAATATCAGTTCGGCAACTCAGCAAAAATTTGGCGAACGTTTTTGGCAACATTTATAACGCGAACAGCAAAACGGCTTTGTGGACAACATACAAACGCTATATGGATGATGTTGCAAATGGACGCTGGAAGAAGAGCTACCTTCAATGTGCTGCACGAGCCACTAATGAGTATAGAGATAGATGCCATCTTGCTTATTGTATCAACCCATATCTGAATCCGTTTATGAAGCGATATTTCAGCAGCTATGGCGTTGAGGTGAAAGAGGACGAGTACGCTTTGAGTGAGATGATCCAGTGGGTGTGGCGAAGCGCGATTCGAGACGGCAATGAAATCTGGATTTATATTCCGAGTTCCAGAATGAGACGGCTGTTTTCTAATTGGCTGGACGAGCTGGCAAAGGGTTAAAGAAAGGGTGGTTGAGTGAACGACATCAAAGAAACTGTCATTGAGCACATTTATGGTGATAGCTGGTGGGGTGTTTCTACGAGCGAATGGACTTGGCGTAATAAGATTCTGAAACTCAAAGATAAATTTCCTGACAGTGTACAGATTGTTGCGGACAATGAGGATGGCAGTCTATACGCCAAGATTCCGTTTAAGTTGGTAAAGATTTCGAAGCCCAGACAGGTTCAGATGACAGATGAGCAAAGAGCTGCGTCTGTTGAGCGGCTTAAAAAAGCAAGAGAGATGAGGGGAACAAAAACGTAATGGCAAATAGACGAGGCACGTGCCTGTGGTGCGAACAATGTGAGGCGTGCAGTATCAGATGCGGGCACTACACACCGGAAGATGATTTTAATATGAGCGAGTCATTTTACATGAGAATCCTTCGTGAAAATGCAAGGACATATAACAACATTACTAAGGATTTTAGTCACGGTGGTGATATTTTATAAGTAACACTAAAGCGGTCTATATCATTTCAGCGGATGCCAAGGATTTATTTCTCTCTAACTATTCCAATGACTTCTGTAGCGGGTATGGAATTAGGTATCGGACGGGGGATAATCGTGGCGCGATCAACACGAGGAAGTTTATAAACACCTTAGATTACAGTAAAGACCTTATTAAACTTCCTGAAATCTATGAGAAAGTCTACAGGCGAATGGACTTTTCATTCAATATCCGAGGCAAGGAGTATTGCAGAAGAGTTATTAACGTCACGTTTAAGTATAGCGTAAAGGAGTATAACCGCTTTGTGAGCGGCCTCTATATCAAATTTGGCTATACCCAGTCAGATGTAACTATGAAAGATGGAGTGTGTCTAATTGACGGTGAGTTGGCCGCAATTCAGCTTGGACAGCCAGTAGACAACCCAATTTCAGATGAATTGCTCGGCGATTACTTCTGTTTCGAGGATGGCGCGTACCAACTTACAGGCAAGGCAATGAAAGTCCTGTACTCGGTGGCGCAACTTCGTGAAAAGTTGTACAAGGATGGATTTGTTTGTGATGGCATTCGATTCTGCCGGTTTAAGCGGAGCAGCGGCAGTAGCCGTGTAGGTAAATGTTTGTTCATAGACGAAAAACTGTACAGCCGTATTCACAAGTGGGAAATGTGTGGACTCAAGATCAAGGAAGGGCAGCAGGTTGACTTAGCAGCTCTCGAAGCGTATATTGCGCTGTCGTTGAGCAGCATTATTGGACTGATTAGCATCCGGCCTGAGAATTTCTTAGTCATTGACGATTATAATAGCGTATTCAAAGACAAGGTTATTGCTGTCAAGGCGGACAGCGATGGTTGGCTCACATCTGCGCCGGAGGAAGTTGAGGTTAACAACAGCATTTGGGACGGTCAGTCTCTTATTGATAAGAGTTTGCTTGGAGAGTACGAGGACAAGGGTATGGTTCTCTTGCGGAACCGTTTCTTCAAGTCAGCGTGCTTCAACTGTAATCTTCAGCAATTCTTTGCAGATCACGGGATTACGGATGTCAGTCAACTCAATGGCCGGACATTCGCCAATGATATTAGTGATGTTAAGATCGTTACGACTCCGAGCAGTATCAAATACCTGAAATTTGGTACGCTTGAAAAATGGTTGCAGTTGCTTGATGAGGACGGAGACTTCGGTGTAGTGAAATACGAGAAACCGACACATTTCTTTGACGGCGACATGGTTCAGACACATTATCAGCTCTTGAACACCTTGCAGATGTCTCAGGACGATGTATCAGCGCTTGTACAACCGTCTCTTGACTATCTGAGTCTTATTCAGAGCGACCCGACCATCTTGAGATTCCATATTAAGCACGGCGGAGCTGATGAGAAAATCTCGTCTGCTGCAACTACAAATGATGTTGTGTATCAGATGCTTGGGCTTACTGATAAGTTTTCTGGGACAAAACTGTATCATGAGTTTGTACAGGATGTCTCGCGTGCATTCAAAAAGAACTTGCGGCGAGGGCATTTGCTGGTACATGGCAACTACTCGACGTTGCTTGGCAATCCGATTGAGATGCTGTATTCAGCAATCGGCCAATTTGATGGGTCGAGTCAGATTGGTGTCGGCAATGTGTACAACAAGAGTTTTGCCTTTGGACAAACTCTGCTTGGTAGTCGTAGTCCTCATGTGACAGTGGGGAATGTATGGATAACCAAAAATAAAGATAACGCGGAAATTTCGCGGTATATCAACGCGACAAATAATATTGTGTGTATCAATAGTATTGGAGAGAACGTACTGATGCGGTTGTCAGGTGCGGATTAACCTTAAAAGTCCGCCATGAGCAGGAATGCTCATGTAAAAAGGTTGGTGAACCTCTAAATAGAGGGTGTCTCAAATGAGGCTAACGGTAGAAATCTAATCGATATGTATGATGTTACCGTGCCAAGGCTTTTGCAAAAGCGAAAGCAAGGTGTAACGATCACCGGAAACAAGCTAAACAGGAATGCACGCTTAGACCGGGTACACTGCGGTGAAACTCCGCAGCTTGGAAGCGCCAGCCCACCTATGATGGTGAATGAGATGATCTACTCCCGTATTGAAATATCGGGAAACCGAGGGTATAAAGGTTTGACAGTGACGTTGTCATGTTAACGGACAATCCAATTCTAATTGGTGCAGCGCAAAAGAACTATGATAAGTTCCTTGTTCCGACGAGTCTTGTTGATGCCAAAAAGGTCGTGCGCCATTACACGAAAGAAGAGCAGGCTGATTTGGATATAAAGACATCGGTAAACAAGATCGGCGAGATTAACTACGGTTTCGGCGCACAGGGATGTGCGTACAAATTAACGCATTGAATTGCTGGAACGCCCTTAGAGTCGTGCCACCACAACATACGGATGAAACAGGTCGAAGTGTGACGGTTAGAAAACGGCATGAATTGGGCAATCAGCAGCGAAGCCCTGAACAGGGGAACGTTCAACGACTATCCCACGGGTATATACATGGCGGTATATGCCAACAGGAGTAGGGCGCAATTGCAAAGGCGTGGGTGAGAATCCCTTAAATCGAAGTGGTGCGCATTCAGAACGAATGAAGATATAGTCTGGACATTGCGTGAAAGCGCAAGAGTAAAACTGCCTATGGTTGCGACATAGGTCAACGAAACGTGTGAATCTATCGCAGGAACTCAATACGAAACTTTGGGACTTGCTTAACGGTGGTTGCAGTTTTGAAGATGTAGAGGAACTGTATTGCGACATTGCAAAACTGGATGTTCTTTCCGGAATTGAGATCGATAAGGCGAAGAAAGAATTTGCAGTTGATAGTGTCGCAGAAATCAAAAAACTGAAAAAGAAATATTGCGAGCACGATGAGCGTGGACGGCAAATCAAGCCGAATTTCTTTGGTAAGATTGCTCGAATGAAAGGGTATTACGATAGCGAGAAGAAGAACTATCGGTTCCATGATACGTCGATGGATTATCTTCAGCATTGTTTGAATGGCAATAGAAATCCAAATTACAAGTCTGAGACGATTCCGTTCTCTGACCTACTCAAACCGAATGAGTCGCGGCAGAGTGTGTGGTATCCGCAAGTCAATCGGATTCTTGGCCTTGTGCGAAACATGAGAGATCAGGTTAAGGCGGTCTGGAATAGTACGGACGATGGGCTGGACAATGAGATGAAAGCAATTATGACGGCTGAAATCAAAGACGAGTGCCAGCAGTACATCAAGGCAATCCATCTGAATCCGAATACGGCGTATCGTCTGTTGCTGGCGATTGAAGATCCGGCGAACAAGGATATTTCGCGCAGCTTGTTTTCCATGTTGTTCTCAATCCCGAATGATAATTTTGTCAGTTTGCTTGAAGAACGGCGAGAACCGTTGCAAGGAATCGTTCAAACGGACGCCGGAACCATTGAAATCTACGGTCGCAGGTATCGTAAAGTCCCTCTGTTATCAACAAAAACAGCGTGAATTTTCGTTAAAAATGCACAAAAATTTGCGATTTCGCAAGATTTAGAATTTTGGCTAATTGCAGAAACCGTTGAAAACACTAGGTTTTTTAGATTGGTCAATTTGTGGTCATATAGGATGGGGAAGAAATTCTCCATCCTATTTTTGTTGTTAAAGGATGATTGATTTTTGGTTCCTATCACTAAGGATGAGAAGATGGCACTGATGAAGCAGTTCCCGCACAAGACGTATCCGCGCACGATGAAACAAGACTCGAAGCGCGGCCACTATTATTGCGTCGAAGAACCTAGACTTATGCGAGCGCTGAGAGCGTATCGACAGTCGAGAGTGATTGAGACGCATACCGCCAAGCGGCGTTGATGGGTGGTGCGTGTGTGAACCCGAAATATGCAAAGTATGAAAATGAAACCGATTATGAGCATGGTCTAAGGCTGATTTCCATCAAGGTCGAGGAATCGCCCGATGATCTCGACTGGCAAGACATCGTTGAGGCGCTTGACCTCAATATTCACAGAGACAGCCTGCGCAAGGCTGCGTCCACGACTCCGTATTCCGGTTACTCTGTCATGCAGTATTTCAAAAAGAAATACGCCTGTGAGCAGGTTGCAGATGGCGGCAATTACGCTGATGAGATTGATGTGAAAATCGGTCAGATGCGCAAAGAGGCAAAGAAGCTCTTTGACCAGCGCCGTGAGTTTAATAAGCTCGTGGATAAGCTCGGTAGGGAAGAACACCTTGAAGACCAGCTTGTAGATGCAGCGAATCGTTTGAATGAACTGCAACCTCTTGTCGAGCAGAAAGAATTTATTCATTATGGTGATAACGAAGCTATTGTTGTGTTTGCTGATTGGCATTACGGTCTTGTGGCGGACAACATTTGGAATCACTATGACACAGATGTTTGCCGTGAGCGAGTTGAAAAGTTCGTATCTAAGGTAATGAATCGTTTGCTCCTGCACGAATGCAAACGGTTGCACGTCGTGCTCCTTGGCGACGCAACTCATGGAGCGATTCATACATCTTGCCGCGTTGCGTCCGAGGAACTTGTGTGCGATCAGGTCATGCAGGTATCTGAGATTATGGCACAGGCAATTTCTCGTCTTGCTGATTGCGTTGATGAGACGGTTGTCCATGCGACATATGGTAATCACCTCCGCACGGTACAGGATAAGAAAGATAGTATCCATGCTGACAACATGGAACGGCTGATTCCGTGGTGGCTTCAGCAGCGCCTTAAAGACAGAATGGACATTGTATTCCCGTCTGCGGAGTATTATGAGTTTCTTTACTTTGACGTCTGCGGCTACAAGGTTTGCGCGACGCATGGCGACCTTGATTCTGTGCGTGATGCTGGCCGTAAACTCAATACGCTGTTTATGAAGAAGTATGGCAGCGGGATTGACTACGTGATTCTTGCCGACAAGCATCATATCGAAGAATTTGAGGAACTTGGCATTGACTCAATGATCGTGCCTAGTCTTTGCGGCGTTGATGAATATGCCAACAATAAACGTCTGTATTCTGCTCCCGGACAGTTGATGCTCGTGTTTAATGAACGCGAGGGCAAGGATGCGACGTATCAAATCAAATTAAATTGAAAGGTTGAACTAAAATAAAGAAAATTGATATTGTAAATAAACTTTATGATCTTGGTTATCGAAAATCTCAAAGCCGATATGTCATTGACGATATTTTTGAGATTATTTCTGATGCCATTATCAAGAGAGAGCGTGTTGTCATTAGGGGCTTTGGAGCCTTTGATGTGAAAATGCATAAGGGGCGTATGGGTACTGACCCGAAGACGCTTCTGCCTATGCCGTATGACGATTACCCGGTCATCACGTTTACGCCTGGCGATCTGTTAAAGGAATCTGTGAAGACTGGCAAGAAGGTCGAGCATATGTATTGCAAAGAGCCTGAGTCGGAATCTGAAAAGTAAATAAAATATGCCCGCCAAAGTTTGCGAACTGCCGGTGAAAGCTCAACGTCGCGGAATGAGAAAGGTCATGGGCTTGAAATTCTTGACGCCGAAAGGCATTGTGCTGTCGTGAAGTATATGTTTGGAAATATCCAAAATGCATAAAAAGTTGTTGACATGTCGTGATTCTCGTGGTATATTAAATATATGAGTTATCCGAAATGCATAATATATTTTGCGATACTGGGATGTGGTGTAATGGCAACACATCAGACTTTGACTCTGATATTGTGGGTTCGAATCCCGCCGTCCCAGCCACAAGCCCCCATAGTTTAATGGTAAAACAACGGGTTTATACCCCGCAGCGACAGATAATCGGTCGATCTCGGTTCGAATCCGAGTGGGGGTTCCACAATCTGTGTGCTACGTATACACTGCGCATGGCTCCTATGGGAGAAATGTGAGTATGCGGCTGGTTAGCGCTCCGGTCAAAGTTAAAAGCGCACAGACGGCAGCTTGACTGCCCGTCGTGGCCATGATGCAGTTAGCGGGATTGCCATCCGCATAACTGTTGAGCCTTAAACAAGGGTTGGGCGGTTTCCACAGGGCAATGTAGGCCGATGCCGAAAGAAAACGCCATTTCCATGCTTCTATAGCTCAGTTGGTAGAGCGGCTGATTTGTAATCAGCAGGTCGGGGGTTCGAGTCCGTCTGGAAGCTCCAATGGCCGTTTGTGCCAACCCAATAAGCCTCTGCTAAAGTAAGCGTATCATGTTGGGTCGTGTGTAAAAGTAGCGAAATCGTGCTGCTTTTTTGGGAGGCTCATTGCTGAGATGAGCACAGTGATGACTCTTGTTTTCAATCGCGTATGGAGAGGCGGTTAGTTGCGTAGGCTCAATGCGCTGCTAATCGCCGAATTTGCCGGTGTGATGGAATTGGTAGACGTGCTTGACTCAAAATCAAGTGCCGCGAGGCGTGCCGGTTCGAGTCCGGCCTCCGGCACCACAACAAAGGAAGGATTGGGAATATGACTCGTGGCGAAAAGGTCTTCTGTGCTGTGATTGCATTTTTCGTGTTGCTTCTAATTTACGAAGGCGTGTATATTTTGGCAGAAAGCTGCTCTAGTGATGGAAAATGTCGGTCGTATACGCCGTACACATACGAAGTGCTGTCTGTAAATCAATATGTGTACACGAAAACAGATACTTTCGGAAGGTCAAAAGGAACCGAGTTGCGATATGCTTTCACCTATGTGGATGGGGATGGTGCGTTGCATACGGTCGATGATTTCCAGAATCTTGAGTATGGAAATATGAAGGTCTGTGTTGCCGATTCAAATATGTATGTCCATGACTATGTGCGTGGTATCATGTATTTGTATCTTACACGCGATACGTTAGCGAATTGTAATTAGTGCTCAAATGTGGAGAGTTACCGAAGCGGTCACAACGGGGCGGTCTTGAAAACCGTTAGGCGGCAACGCCACGGGGGTTCGAATCCCTCACTCTCCGCCATTCCAAATATTTTGCAAAGGGGATTATAATTTTTGCAGTCGAGAGTCTTTGATATTATTGAAAAAGAAAAGTACCGTCAGAAAATCACTTGTGAGCTGATTGCAAGTGAGAATTTCGTATCTGAAGATGTTATGAGGGCTGTTGGTTCATGCCTCACGAATAAGTATTCTGAGGGCTATCCGGCCGTAAGAGCGTCTGGCAATAAAGGTCGCTATTACGGTGGCTGTCGGTATGTCGATGAGATGGAAGAGTATTGTTGTGATAAGTGGCGTGAGGCGTTTAACACTGACTATCATGTCAATGTGCAACCGCACTCTGGCTCTCAGGCCAACATGGCCGCTTATTTTAGCGTGTTAAAACCGGGCGACACGATTCTTGCTATGAGTCTTGATAACGGCGGGCATCTCACGCACGGCTCTGGCGTGAATTTCAGCGGCAAGTTGTTTAACACAGTGTTTTACAACGTGGATGCAAATGGTTTTATCGACTACGACGATATTGACCGCAAAATCAAAGAGTGTAATCCGGCTCTCGTTCTTGCTGGTGCATCTGCTTATAGTCGCATCATTGATTTCGAGCGCATCTATAATATTATTAAGGCAAACTCGACTGACGAGTATAAGCCGTATTTCATGGTGGATATGGCACATATTGCAGGACTCATTGTTGCTGGCGATCATCCATCTCCGTTTGGTCTTGCCGATATTATCACGACAACGACGCATAAAACGTTGCGCGGCCCGCGCGGTGGCATGATTTTCTGCCGTCATGAGCTTGCAAAGAAAGTGGACAGTGCTGTATTCCCGTGCTGTCAGGGCGGCGCGCTTCAGCACGTCATTGCTGGTAAGGCTGTCGCCGCCGAAGAGGCGTGTACTGATGAGTACAAAGAATATATTCATCGTGTGGTTCGCAACTGCAAGGCGATGTGTGATGAGTTTATCCGGCTCGGCTATAAGGTTGTGACGGGTGGTACGGACAACCATCTGTTTCTGCTTGACTTGACTGAAACCGGCCTGACAGGGAAAGAAGTCCAGGATGAACTTGACCTGCACGGAATCACACTTAATAAGAATTGCATTCCGAATGAGACACGTTCCCCAATGCAGACGTCTGGCGTTAGAATCGGTACTGCGGCAATGACAACGAGGGGGTATTGCGCGTGTAATTTCGTGGCTGTTGCGCACAAGATTGACTATGTCATTAAAGACATGATGCGTAAAAAGATGGAGGATGTATATGAAATATACGAATGAGGAAACTAAGAAGGACGAGGAATGGGCGTAACGTTCTAAAAACGAATTTGACCCCGGCCATTTACGGCCGGGGTTTTCTATATTTAAAACGAAGGGTGGTGTGGGCGTGGCATATAAGGATTTGAAAGCTCCTGCCAAAAGGCCGAAAAGGGCAACGACGGCGAAAAAGAAGGTCGTAAAGAGTGCAAAGCCGGTTGAGATTGAACCGATTGTGGAAAGCGACGATGTATACCGGTGTACTTGCTGCGGCCACAAATACAAGAAGCAAGAGACGAACTTTTCTGCGTCAAAGTCTCCTATTTATAAGGGGAACAACGGGTATCTGTCTATTTGTAGAAACTGTATTGCGGAATTGTATGAGCAATATGTCAAGTTTTATGATGGAGATGAGGATGCTGCGGCGGAACGGATCTGTCAGATAACAGATATGTACTTTGACAAAGACATTTGGGCGATGTCGCGCAAAATCAGCAATCGCTCAGAGGGCAAACCGCGAAATCGAGTCAGTGTGTATGTGTCTCGCTTGAATTTGCGTGCGGCGAGTGGTGCAACAACATATTCAGACACACTTGTGCGTCAGTGGGAAGCTGACGTCGAGAATGCTGAAACCGTAGAAGAGGTAGAGCAGAACGAAGATATTGAAGTCCCTGTTGAGACTGTAAAGCGGTTTGGTACTGGCTTTAAAGAGGGTGAGTATCAGGCTTTGCAGGACGAGTACGACAGTTGGGTAACGAAATATGGTGAGCCTGAAGATAAACGTCAAGAGGAACTTTATGTGACGATCTGCTATATGAAGTTGAACCTGCAAAAAGCAACGCGCTCTGACGCCGGTGGTGTTGGTGCTCTTGCAAACTCGTACAAGCAGTTGATTGAGGCTGCGACTACGGAGATTGAAGACCGCAAGCGCAAGGTTGAAGCTGAAATGGAATTGAAACCGCTCGGTGTCCTATATCGAGACATTGAGCAATTTACTCCTGCTGAATTTTATAAGGACAAGAAACTTTATAAAGATTTCGATTACCTTAAAGAGTATATTGAACGCTTTATGAAGCGTCCGTTGAAGAATCTGCTGACTGGCTCTAAGGAACTGGACAAGGAGTTCAACCTGTCTGAGACTGAGGGGTGATTTTGTGGCGGATAAGCAAAAGCCTCTCGACTATGAAAAACTTATGGATGATCGCCAAAAGCATCTGCATGAAAACTTCTCGCAGAACAGCTATCTTGGCGACCAAAACCATGTGAAGAAAGTGCTTCTGTGGATGACGTTTTGGCGGCGGAATCCCGGCAGATTTGTTGAATATTATTTTGGAATTACGTTGCATCTCTATCAGCACATTATTTTGATGTTGATGGACTATTATCCGAGCATTTGTATCGTGGCTGCTCGTTCTGCGGCAAAGTCATTTTTGATTGCAGTATGGGCGTGCAAAGAAGCTATTCTGCGTCCTGGCACAAAGGTAGTCGTTGCATCTGGCACAAAAGGACAGGCCAAACTGATTGTTTCTGAAAAAATCAGAAAAGAGATTCTTCCAAATTCCCCATTGCTACAAGAAGAGATAGACGTAATTAAAGACAGCCAGAATGACATTGAAGTCACGTTCAAAAACGGGTCTTCTGTGTCGGTCGTCACAGCGAATGATAATGCTCGTGGCCGTCGTGCTACAGTCAATATTTACGAAGAGTTCCGTGTCATTGATAAAGAGGTCATTGACCGCGTTCTTTCTCCGTTCCTTGTCATTCGTCAAGTTCCGTTTATCCAGAAGCACAGCGATTACGCTTCTCTTGTGGAAGAGCCAAAAGAAATCTATATCAGCTCTGCATGGTATCGAAGTCACTGGATGTGGGGGTTAATCAAACTCTTTACAAAGAGTATGATGACCAATGATGATGCCATTGTAGTTGGCATGGACTACTCGATTGCTTTAAAACACACAATTAAAACGCGAAACTTCTTAATCAGAGAACGGAAAAAGCTAGATACGGTTTCGTGGCAAATCGAGTATGAAAACTCTATGATTGCAGAAAACACGAACGCGTATTTCACATATGAGATGCTGAATAAGAATCGCGTCTTGAAACGGCCGTTTTATCCGCGTCGTAATGTGGATGTAGCAAGCAGAGTCAAAAACAAATACATTCGCCCGAAGCAAGAGGGAGAGGTCAGAGTTGTTTCGTGCGATATTGCCCCAGAGGGCGGTAGTGGCAACGACAACTCTATTTTTACATGCATCAGGCTTTTGCCTGAGAGCAAAGAGTATAAATCGTCTGACGTAAGCGGCGATCATGTTGCTGTCAAGCAAGGGTACCGCCGTCAAGTCGTTTATCTTGAAGCACAGACAGAGTTTGAAACGAGCAAGCAGGCAATCAGAATCAAACAGTTGTTTACGGACTTTGATGCAGATTACTGCGTGCTTGATACCAGAAATGCGGGTATACTTATGCCCCTTCACACGGAAACGTGTGTTGACAAAGCGCGAAAGAAAGCGGGAAAGCTGAGAGGCCAATCCGAGTGGAAGGCTATGGGTAACGCCATAGTCACACGCAACGCATACAGACTGAACCCGGCTTGTCGGAATATAACGTCTGCACGAGTTCGCGCTGCCTAAAACTCATCTTGAGTCATGGCAAAAAGGTATGCTGATCTATTGGGAAGTCAACCGGTAGAGCCGTGGGATAAAAAGCCAACGGGATAACAAATGGTAAGTATATACGACTCTCTTGCCAAGGTGCTTTATGATGAAGAGCGCAATGTTGAGTATCCGCCGTGGACGTGCATGAACGACAAGGACTTGGCTGCACGTTGTGTCATTGCCGGACAGCGGCCTGTGCTTTTCTCAATCAAGGCGAGTTTGAAGATGAACAGCGAAATTGCTGTTTGTATGAGAACAACATTGCAGAATAAGATGTGTGAGTTGCTTATTAACCAGCAGGAGGGCATTGAAGAAATCCAGAGATATGTGCCTGAATATGCGACTGCGGATGTGGATACGCAGCTTTTTTATGAGCGTCCTTATCTTGAAACCAGCGCTCTTATCAATGAGATGATTGCGCTTGAGTATACGCTGATGGGGCAGACAAATGCCATCAAAATAGAGGAACGCTCTGGTATGTGCAAGGATAGATATACGTCCTTGTCGTATGGTAATTACTTTGCTGAGTTGTTGGAAAAGGATCTGTTCGCAGACAACTCGGATTATGAATTTTTGACACTTGTTAACTAAAGAATGGAGGTGAAATGCTTTTGGCAAACAGTTTTTGGGCAAGGCTTTTTGGCCTTGACTCTGAACCGGAAAAGGCTGTGCAGGACGTAAGCGAACAGCAGAGCATTCAGTTACCGGATGACGGCAACAACTGGAATACAGAAATCGGCTCCGCCTATCTGATGATGGTTGGATACAACCGGCGTAAATCAGCGCCGTATTCTACGGACGAAGTTCTGCGCATGGCGAAAGACCCGCAACATAATATCAAGGAACTTCGCCAGTGGTCGCAGTGGGCGTACTACTCAAATGGCACGGTCACAACGGCGATTGACAGCCTAGCAAGCCTCCATTCACTTGATTATGTCGTGGTTGCGAGGCCGAAAAAGCATGGTGCAAAAAGAAACGGGTATAAAGCGCAGGCGGATAAGATGAATAGCATTTTGCGTTTGCTGCGATACAAAGAAGTAATTCGTGATGCGATTTTTCGTGATGCGAAAGACGGTATGTATGTCGCGTACATGGAGACAAAGACTGCGAATCCCGTGCAAAGTTCTATGCTGAGTGATGTTGATGTGAGCAACATCACAGAAATCAATGCAACTGGTGTAAATGCAACGGTAATTCCTTTACCGATTGAATATACGCGAATCGTTGGTCGCCGCAATAATTGTTATGAGTTAGCGTTTGATCTCCGGTATTTTGATGAAATGACCGACGAGGACACTCGTAAGCGGAAACTGCAAGCGTTCCCGAAACAGATTCGTGATGCGTACCAAAAGTATACTGCGCAGGAATTTGCCAATGGCGCTTGCTGGGTGCGTCTTGATTGGCGTAAAACGATTGCAACAAAAATCAAGTGTGAGCAGAGTGACCCGTATGGTGTCCCGTTCGCAGTAGCAGCCCTTGACGACATTGACTATGCCAAATACTTCGTTGATACGAAGCGGCACGTGCTTGACACGGTGAATAATCAGATTTATTACGAGACGTTCCCGGAGGGCAAAGATAAGGGCACGTCTGCTCTGACGCAAGCGCAGCAGCAAGCGCAGCATGATACGGTAAAACAGGCGCTTACGCAACGTGCGAATGGCACAGGGGTTTCGTTCTTCTCGCTGGCATCCGGCACAAAGATGGACAGACTTCCTGTTGATATTTCTCTGCTGGATGAGGAAAACGAGAATGCGATCAAAGAAGACGTGAATGAGGACATCGGATTCTCGGCGGCGGCTCTGAATGGTAGCTCTAGTGGCAACTATGCGACTGCGACGCTGAACATGGAAATCGTCGCAACGAATGTGTACACATGGATTGAGGCTATCGTTGAGGAACTGAACAAGTGCATTAACTACAATATTATTCAGGACAAGACGTACAACATTGAGTTCCGCGTCTTGCCCGTTACTTTTATTAACCGTGACAAGATGGTAAAGAATCTTGCTGATCTGTATTCGAGAGGCAAGGGCAGCTTGCAAGCGTGGATTGCGTCCATCGGCATGAACGCGGACGATTATCTGTCGCTTATGGACTTTGAGCTGGCGGAAGACTTTGAAAACAAGTACCCGGTTCATAAGACATCGTTTACAGTCACGGGAAAAGACTCACCGGATCATGATGTGGATGGTTCTGACGGAGAACCGGCTACGAATCCGAGCAGTGCGTCTACGCAAGCCAACAACGGGAATGCAAGCCCGTCACCATCAAGCTAAGTGAGGGGGTGAGGGATGTTGCGTGATGTGTTGGAAAGAATGACGCCCATTTATGAGGTCGCAAATCAGCAGACGATTAGTGGGCGTAGACCGATTAAAGTTGTGCTTCATGAGATTCACCCGGATGCATCGCATTATCAGCATAATGGCATCTCGTGGAATGAAGAATACGTCAAGAATAACATGGAGTCTATCAATGGCATGTCTATTGTGGCAGAGTTTTTGACAGAGGATAGGGACGCACCGTATGGGCACGGCCTGACTGACATCAAAGATAATTTGCCGCTTTTTGAAGATGCGACGATGGTTGGGCACTTTGATAGTTCTTACATCGATGACATTGAAATTGACGGTGAAACGAAGCGCGTTTTAATTGCAGAGGGTACGCTGGATGAGATGCGTTATCCGAAATTCGTTGAATGGCTGAGAAAGAGCATGAAGGAATCTGTCGTAAAGGGTTCTGTCGAAATTGTTGGTAAGCCAGAAAATGATAATCACATTATTTACTCCGATGGTTGGAAAGAGAAAGGGCGTGTGCCGCAGTTTTACGATTACAGCGGCTATGCAATCCTTGGTATTAAACCGGCTGATGATTCGGCAATCATCATGGAGTTAAATAGCAAACAAACAAGCAAGGAGGGAGAACGAGAACAAATGGATGAGAACATGAAGAGTGAACTGACCGAGATCATCAATTCTGCCGTTGTCGAGTCCAACTCTAAGTGGGACGAGTATATTGCAAAGGTTCAGGAGAAACAGGCTGAAATCGACCAATTGAGAGCCGACATTGCAGAGAAGGACGCGGAGATTGAGCGTCTGCACGCTGACTTCACTACTGCTGAGGCAGCTCGTGCGGCTCAGGAGGCTGGTCTTGCGGAGGCCAACGCGAAAATCGATGCGATGGAGAAGGAGAAGGCGCTGAATGAGCTGAACTCCGCTCTTGAGCCGTATACCGATGAGCAGCGTGAGATTGCTAAGGCCGAAATTGAGGCTTATCAGGCTGACCCGGCCAGCATCGAGATTAACAGCATCATCGGCAAGATTTGCACGGAGATGGTTCGCAAGTCTCGTGAGCAGAAAGTGAATGAAATCAATTCTCAGATCGACGTTTTTTCTATCGTCGAAGATACTAATGGCTCTGACGAGTCCGAAGACGCTTCTGTCTTTTAATTAAAACTGGAGGAATTTACTATGAAATACAAGACTATTGGCGCTTTCAAGGGCGTGCAGAACGTCCCGTATTGCAAGGCCGATGCTGACATGGCTGTCGGCATGGGCGTTATTCTTGACCGCGTTGCTAAGACCGCGAAACTCCCGGCGAGTGCCGAGGATGCGAAGGGTTGCTTCCGCATCGTTTCCAACATCAATGATCGTCCCGAAGCACACAGCTTTGAGGATTCTGTTGCCGTGCTCAAGGATGAGTATGTCCGTGCTGATGACCTGACATCGGTTGCCAACCTTGAGATTGAGTTTGCTGCTCCTGAGATTGCGACTGAGTATTCCAATCTGGCCGTGACTGATAAGCTCGTGTTCGGTGTCGGCGGCAAGCTGGAAAAGGCTACTTCTGTTGATGGCTACAAGATCTATTTTGAGATCATTGGCCTGACTGCGTATCGTGGCGCTGGCGTCCTCGCAGTCATCCGCGTCGCTTGAGCGGAACAAAATTGATTGGGGGATAAGATTATGAACAGTGTTTTTGAAATCAATACTGTGAACAACGTGACTGACGTTGCCACTGACCGTGTGAAAAAGACCTCTCCTATCGTTGAGGTTTTCTCTGCTCTTGCCGCTGGCAAGACTCCCTCTGTTGACGGAAAACTCGTTGACAAGGCTGTGAATGAGATTAAGGAAATCAGCTCTCGTGCGATGGCTAACGATCCCGTGGCCGTCTCTGAGATGAACGCGATTATTCGTTTCGCTATCGAGCCGAAGCTGCTTGAGCGTATTCGTCTGTTCGACTTTATGGGTTCGTTTAAGCGCATCGGTTTCAACGAGGCTCCTTATATGAGGACATATAACTACGAGAGCGTTGATAGCCGCTTCCAGGCTTCTAGCGGCGATGTGCCGTTCGCGGCTCTGAACTACCGTGAGTACCCGATTGCCACCCAGTGCATCTCTGGTGGCTTTGCGGTTGACTATCGTGAGCTTCAGTCCGGCAACTTTGACGGTTCTGTTGCTGAGGGTATGGCTCAGGTGCAGACCGATATGATGAACAAGGCTACTTACTATGTCATCGCCAAGCTGTATGGCGCGCTGAAAAATGCCAAGGGCGTAAAGCACTTTGCTGAGTCTAGCGGTATTGCTAAGACTGCTGTTGACGATATGCTGAAGGTCATGCGTCGGTATGGCAAGGTTGCTATCTGCGGTGACTACTCTGTCGTGTCGCAGCTCAACGGTTTTGCTGGCTTCCAGACAGTTGATGCCAAGACTGCGCGTTTTGGCTCTGAGGCTCTGACTGATGAGATTAACAAGACCGGACTCATCTCCATGTACAATGGCGCTGCTGTTGTTGAGACGCCTAACGCTCTCAACTGGACGAAGCTGAATGCGGACAAGAGTTCTTACGAGCTGTATATGCCGGAGGGTCTTATGTTCTTTATCCCGAAGGGAAATGTGTCCCCGCTTCAGATTTTCCAGCGTGGCGGCATGACCACGATGACCGGCGAGGACATCGTGACTCGTCAGCATCTTACCCGCTTCGACATCGAGATTGGTGCTGGCGTTGCTGAGGGTATGGAAGACCAGATTGGCCTCCTGTCCGATACTAACTTCGCGGTTCCGACCCTCTAATCTTTCGTCCGTTTAACGGCCGTTCATTCAATGCGCGGGGCAAATAACCCCCGCGCAAATTTAATATTAAGGTGGATATTTCTTAATGGCAAAAAACAATGTGCGCGTGAATAATCTTTGCGATTGGCCGCTGTATTTTTCGAGAATTGATGGCGTCGGCTCTGTTATGATTCCTCGCAAGGCAAAGAATTTTGCTCTGCTGTCTTTTGATGAGGTTCAGTCCCAGATTCAGGTGGACAATAAAATGTTCACTGGCGAGGACGGTCTTGGCAGCCATGCAAGAATCCAGATTGCCGATGAGGCGCAACGTCGTGAGCTTTTTGGCCTTGACGAAAGTGTGCCGCTGGATCCGGTTCAACTGGACGCCGAGGCGGTTAAGGGTCTGCTTGCTATCAATACAAAGGCAAAATTTCAGGCGCGGCTTAACGAACTTGTGAAGACAAACGCCGAGAAAAAGACACTGCTTGCATTGGCGGAAGAAGTTGGTTCTGATAGCGTGGCAGCGTGGAAGGTTGATGCTCTGCGAGAACTGGCATCGACCGCATCGCTGTAAGATTTCCGCTTAGAAAGGCGTGGTGTTGATGGTGAAATTTGAAGATGTGGAAGTCCAGTTCCATTCAATGCCGCAGACAAAATTCGATATTCCGGAAGGGCTGGAAAGGGAGTGGCTTTTGACGGCAGTGACCGACTATGAACTCAACGTCGGCATTGACCTTGGCTACGACCCTGACACTGGCGAGTTTTCTGGTAATGTCGATAAGCTGGTCGTGAGAACGCTCGCCCAGATGATGTATGTCTCGTATCTTCAGCGCGAACTCAGCCGAGTCATGGCGCTCAATGGTATCTACGGCAAGGATGTTACGCTTACTGGACAGGATGCGACAAAGCGTGTGACCAAACAGGAATTGGACGATCAGATTTCTCGTGTCGAGTCACTTCTGCACCGTCAGAAAACACCTGCCTATCATTGAGGTGGCCTATGTCTGAAGAATCAAAGAGCTGGTACAAGATGATCCGGCCGCTTTTTAATAGCGGATATGAGGACGACGAATTTTGGGCATACGGCCAAGACGGTTTCAATGAAGTGCTCGATTCCTTTATCGGAAGCGACGTTGAGATATACGATAAGAGTGTTGCGAAGACGCCCAAAGCTGTTCGCGCTATCATTCAGAACGTAACCGGTGATGCGCAGAGCAGTACGCTTGTCCGGCAGATTCTCTGCAACATTGGTGTACTGCATTGCGGCCAGTACATCAAAGCAAATGGCGCATGGTGGATGGTAAACTCACTTCCTGACAACAACCGCATTTACGAGAAGGCGGTTCTCTGGAAGTGCAAATACACGATTCATTTTGTATCGCCTCTGACCGGCAAGATTGTGGATTATCCGGTGTACTGTTTGAACTCCACGCAGTACGGCACGGGCGAACGTCCAAAGACCAATATGACGGTTGGTGACGCGCAGCATCTTGTGTTTGTGCCCATGAACGAGGAAACGGTTTTGTGCGATACGTCATTGAGAATTATCATGGACAGAAATCGCGCAAATCCGACCGTGTTCCGTGTGACGCAGGTAGACGCGACATCTTATGCTGTCGGCGATGAATATGCGGATGACGGTATCCTTCAGTGGTCTGTCATCGAGACGCAATTCAATGAGGCTACAGACAGCAAAGAAAATATGGTTGCTGACTTTGTAAAGGCAGAACAAGGCGATGATTCGTCTGGCGACACTGATGCTTATACGCTTCTGCTTGTCGATTGTGACGGGGATAATCTGCTTGCTGTTGGCGAGAGCAAAAACATTGAAATCGTATTTAAAAATGCAGGCGGAGTTGATGCAGACATCTCCGTGCTGAATGTCGAGCTTGTGTCCGGTACGGATGCCATCGAGTCCTTTGACGTGCTCGGCAGAAAAATCATTCTTGATGCTAAGCCTGATAAGGCAAATGTGGGGGAGACTGTCGTTGTGCGTGTGTCAAATGAGGCACATAGCATCAAGGCAGAAATCAAGATTGATATTGTGAATATGTAAGGGAGGTGCGTGCGATGCCGCATTTTGATGCAATGATCCAGCAGAAGCAGAAATTGCGTGAAGCGATTTTGAAAAATCAAAAGGTGTGTGACCTGCTTGTCAATACTGGCAATAACGTGGAAAATTTCGACCATGTTAAGCTGGGCAGTAAGAGTCCTGCGGCAAAGCTCGTAAAGACGCACTTCTATATCCCGGACACGACAACTGTGGATGGGAATTATATCACGATGCGCAGTCGCGTGGTTTATGCCGATACGGACGTCGTAAAAGAAGTGGCGATTATCGTCTATGTCATTTGCAACCAAGACCAGATTGATCTTCTTCAAGGGTCACGGGCGGATTTGCTTGCAGACGAAATCGACCAGATTCTTAATAACGGCGATACGCCGCTGTTTGGGTACGGCGGCATTAAAATCGGAGTGGCGGAAGAGGTGCAGTTTAACAACGGCTATTACGGCTGGGAGATTCCTTTCTCCACTCATGAGATGAACCGGAGGGCAGAACTTCTGTGACGGACGATCTTAAAATCTTTCGTGGCGGCGACTACGAAATCAACTCAAAGATAACGCTTCATCAACCGACGCTTGGGGAAATCAGCGATTATGGTGAAAAGGAGTATTTCGGACTTGTCCGGACGATTTGCTCCACACCCGCTGACCATAAGGTAGAGATTTATGAGAATCTAGGTATCTACTGGGACGCTGTTGATGAGTTTGAGTTGTTCGTGCAGTTGTCGATTGCGTTTCGTGAATCAAATATGAGCATCTTATTTGGTGATTTGGACTGGGCGTCATTTGTGCCAGCCATCAATCCGAATACAAAAGAAATTGTGTTGAGGAACAAAGATGGCGTGGTAATTGACCGGGCGATCCACTTTTTAATTACGGATGCTCTGCGAAAAATGCACTGCTTTGAAAAGAACGTCGATGTCGGATACGATGATTTCACAAAAGACGCAATGATAGAAGATGAAAAGGATGAACGGGAACTGGCGGCTAGGAAGCCGTACAGTTCTTTTTTATTGCCTTTAATTTCATCGCTGACGAATTGCGCTGAGTTCAAGTACCGGCATGATGATGTCTGGACGTTGCCGATTGGTGCGTTCATGGACTCTGTGCGACGGATTCAAAAGCGTGTTAACTACGACAATCTTATGCATGGCGTTTATAGCGGCTGTGTAGAAGTGAAAAAGATAAAAAAAGAAGAATTTAACTGGATGGGAGAACTGAAATAGTTCTCCTTAATTTTGTGTTTGAAAGGATGAGATATTATGTTCAACGCGAACACCTTCGTTATTGATAAAGTGCGTCGTGTGACTCAGGTCAATCTTGAGACTGGCCTTGTTGACTGGACGCTTACCAGCATCGAGAGTCCGTCCATCGAGTTCACCGGCGAGTCCACTGACAAGACCGATGCTCAGGGCGTGCTTATCGCTCGTTTTGATACCGCTAAGGGTGTGAACTTCTCTGGCGAGGGTTCTCTGCTGTCGATGCCGATGATGGCCGCGCAGCTCGGCACTGAGGTGCAGGTTGGCTCTAGCACTGCCAAGGTTACTGGCAAGACCTTTGAGATCCTGAAGGTTGATGGCGGAAAGGCCACCATGACGCATAAGCCGAAGGTTGCTCCGACTGTCGTTTACAAGATCACTTCGGACAAGAACATTGAGTCTACCATCGAAGTTGGCTCTGGCACGGATAAGGCTTCTATCGCTGAGGCTGTTATCACGCTGCCCACTGCTTTTGAAGGCACTCAGATTGGTGTGCTTTATGAGTACGAGGCCGAAGATGCAATCAAGGTCACGGATGGCTCGGAGAATCATGCTGAGGCCGCTGAGTACATCGTCGATATTCTTGCTTGCGATGTCTGCAATGCTTCTGTCAAGCGTGCCGGTTCCATCGTGTTCCCGAAGGCCAAGATTGATAACAACTTCTCTATCGACCTGACTACTGAGGGCACGCACCCGTTCTCCTTCAGCGCTCTGAAGGATTACTGCTCTGACGATGAGGAACTGTGCTACGTCCTCTTTAATAAGTAATCGGAGAACAAATTATGCAGAGACGTTGCAAGGTCTGCGGCGCTGTCTACGAGACGTGTTACTCGTGCGAGAAGCAGCGTAGCTGGCGCGTCCATACTGACACCGCAGACCACTACTACATTTTCACTACGCTGATGACATACGAGTATGATCGTGATGCCAAGAAAGCGTACCGCGCACTGCGCAAGCGCGGCGTAGATTTTATACACACGAGTGTGTATGAACCGACTGTAGAAATTCTGCTGGACGAAATCTACGAGAAAAATAACGCTGACAAGGCGAAGAAAATGCGCACTACCGTTGAACTTGGTGTCATTGATGATAAATCGGCTCATGATGTTGAGGCAAAGACGGATTAAGTTAAGGAAGGGAGGACGAATGTCCTCCCTTTTTCTGAACTTTCAGATTGGTGGTGAATACGATAAAGATTTTGGCGGTAGACCAAGCGCGTCATGGGGCATGGGCGATGTTTAATTACGAGTCAAAAGAACTGATTGGGCATGGCACATGGTCGTTTGACAACAAAAAATATACATTTCCGAAGGCGGTTAGAAATATCGAGGTACTGATAGAAAATATCATGAACACGCAAGGAATTGATGCGGTTTTCTACGAGGACATTCAGTTGCGTGTAAACGCACAAGGCTTTAAGAGACTCGCACAGTTGCAGGGTGTACTCATCAATCTCGCAGAGAAAAATGAATACCTTTATGATTTGGTTCAACCGTCGCAGTGGCAGAACTACTGCATGGCACGTGGCAGAAGTGAGAAAGAGATCAAAGCCAAAGTCAAGCAATTGGAAAGTGCTACGCACAAGAAGCAGTCTAAAGTCCTTTCCATACAGGCTGTAAACGACTTGTTTGGCATTGAGACTGAGAACGACAATCTGGCCGACGCGTGTTGTATCGGCTGGTATGTAGTAAACAACATTCCTATTAAAATCAAGGAGAAAACTTTATGAAAAAATCCGCCGATTTCATCGACCTGTTGGGTCTTGACGATGTAGAGGATATTCTCGGAGAACAGCTCCCAGACCCCGGACTGCTTGAATATTATCGTCGCCTCAAAGACCGTGAAATTCTTTGGAATGACGATGTTGACGAAAGTATGATTGAGGTGTCGATGTGTATTCGCAAGTGGAACATCGAGGACAAAGGCAAGTCTGTTGATGAACGCAAGCCCATTAAGATTTTCATTAACTCAGATGGCGGCGATCTCAATACCATCATGAACGTTGTTGACATGATTGAGCTGTCTAAGACACCCGTTATTACGATTGCGCTTGGCAAGGCGTATAGTGCCGGTGGTCTGCTCCTGATGGCAGGTGATACGCGGTACATTTTCAAGAATACGAGTTGCCTGATTCACGATGGCTCGTCTGGCATTTACGGTACGACAGGCAAGATGCTGGACAACCTTGAGTTCACGAAAGGGCTTGAGAAGCGTATTCGAGATTATATCATTACGCACACGAGTATTCCGGGCGATCTGTACGACAGTAATTATCGTCGTGATTGGTTCTTGTTCTCGGATGAGATGATTCGCTACAACGTCGCGGATGAAATCATTGAAGACATCGACCTAATTTGAGGTAGATATGGCGAAGAAGAATACGACTATGAATATCGGCGATGCTCCGATTACGCTTAATGAGCATCCTTTTTACGGGCTGAAGCTGGATAAAGATCAGGAAGCGTTCCGCGATGCTATCTGGGATGAAAGTAAGCGTATTGTGTTTTGCAATGCGAAAAGCGGTTCTGGTAAGACGCTGATTGCTACGGCTACGGCGAACCTGCTTTGTGCGCACGGTTTGTACGGCGGCATCGTGTACGTTGCTGCGCCTACGCAAGAGCAGAAACAGGGCTATCTCAAGGGCACTATCGAAGAAAAGTCCGAACCGTACTTTGAGCCTTTTTATCAAGCTCTTGACAAGATTGGTGTCAACCTGAATACAGCATTCATGGATGGTGGGCAGAACGAGAAATGTGGCATGGCCTATATTGAGTGTGTTACGCACACATTCCTGCGTGGCGTGAACTTTGAAAACAAGGTGGTCATCATCGACGAGTCGCAGAATTTCTATTATGACGAATTAAAGAAGGTTTTGACCCGAATCAATGATAATTGTAAGACTATTGTCATCGGCCATGATGGACAAATCGACCTATATTCCAATCCTGAACGCAGTGGCTTTGTTGGATATATGGACTGGTTTGACGGCGACTCTCGTGTTGCGGTCTGCAAATTAACGAAAAATTATCGCGGGTGGGTCAGCCAGCACGCAGATGATTTTGACTTTGCGGCGATGTACGACAAGAATTAAAAAAAACTAACTATTGTTGAGGTAATTTTAATATATGAAGAAACTTTCTGTAGATACTATGAAGAAATATATGAAAACAAAAGAAGTTCCGAAGTATGTCAAAGTACACTACGAATTTGATGGTGCGGAGTTTGATGTTGAAGTGCGCACGAGCCTGTCATGCGCGGAGCAGTCGGCTTTTATCAGTCGCGTTCTTGCCGGATGCTTTGATGACAGTGGCAATTTCCGGCCTGAGTATTTCGACCCGATGTTCCACGCAACCGTGCTTCAGATGATGACTAACGTGCCGCCGATTCCGATTCGCGGAGCTGCTGGTGATGATGGCGAAAAATTACTTGACATCGACGCGATGGACGAGCTGTATGATGCGCTTTCGCTTGAGAGTGACGAATCAACGGATGATTTTTGCGGCTTCATTTGGTATCTGTATGGCCTTTGTGACAATGCTGCGGAATATCGTCGTGCACGCAATCTGGCCAATAACGGCGTGACTGGCGACTTGTCTGCCATTGTTAGTGGTGCACGTCGTTTTGTTGAGTCCCTTGTTGACAAAGTGGATAGCGTGGACACAGAAGAACTGCTTGCGTATGCTGGCAAACTGTCTGAGCTAACACATGGTGTTGATGCTGAAGGTGTGGCGGACGCAATGCTTCGTCTGTACAAAGCGGCGGAATCTGAGTAACAACTGCCGCCTGTCGCCAGCGGCCAATAAGAGTGCGACTCGCTTACGATTGCCGCCCGACTGCGTGCGGCATACAAGTGCAGCCTTGCAACGGGAGCGCCTTATGGCGCTCCCATATTTTTAACATAAGGTGGTGGGTGCTACGAATATCAAAGAGGCGCTTGCTTATGCAAATAAGCAATTAAAACCTAAAATTGACTCCGCGCTTTCCAGAGAGGTATATCAGGTTGTCGTAGATGTAGAAGCATTCTCCATCAATGAAAATGTCTACGATACATATAGACCTATCATGTACGAGCGACGTGGCGACATGGGAGGTCTTGCTGACAAGGGGAACATCGTTATGAAGGGCGGCAAAGCCACGAATGGTATGCTGCGCGTTGTCAATATAACTGATCCTAATCCGGGCGGCGCGCTTAATCGAGATCGCGTTACGGTCGGCAAGAGTTTACCAGAGCTGATTGAGTACGGCAATAACAACCGGTGGGGCTATAAATACGATTTCCAGTCCAAAGGTGCGTACATGAAGCCAAGGCCGTTTACTGAGGCGACGATTCGTCATCTTCGATACGTTGGCTCTCATGTTTTGGCTCTGCAAAATGGTCTAAAGCGTCAAGGTGTCAAGTCGAGAATAACTGGCAACTCTGATGAAAATTTGGACGATTTATTTTTCTAATAAGGTGGTGATTCGATGAGCGATGAATTGGAAGTTGTCGTAACAAGTGTGCTTGAGGCAGATGAAGAAGCGTCATCAAGACGGATAGCAGCACAACTGCCAAGCATCTCCGACAAGGTAAATCAGTCGAGTAAAATTAAAGTCGGAATCGCGCTTGATGATAGCGCAGTTAGCGCGCAAGCAGGTGCGTTTGTACAAAAAATCAATCAAAAGGTCGCCGCCAATAAAGTCGGCGTTCAACTAGGTTTAGATCAAAATTCCATCACTAAATTACAAGCGGAACTAAATAATTTACATGTTGATCCGTCTATTACGAATAGCATGGTCGAGCAGATTGACCAGATGGGTATTCGTATCGACAGAGTGAGTGGCAAATGGGAGAAGTCCGTAGATGGAGCTAGAAATCTATTAAATCTCACAATCCAAGGTAAAGATCAAGCGGGCAAAGTAGTTTCGTATTTTCAGACATATGACGAGCAGACAAAGGAAATTAGCACAACAACAACAAATATTACGCTAGATTTGGAGCGACAGCGCAAGTCTGCGGCTGCGTTGGCACGACAAACTGAAAAAGACAACCAGTCTCGCTTGAATTTTCTATCAAAACAGCAAATCGAAATCAATAAAATCAATGCGTCTTATACCGGAGAGAGTTCACAGAAGCCGATTGTTGACCAGTCTAGGCTTGAATCGTTCGGAGAGAAAGTCACAGAAATCAACAATAAAATCGCTGCACTTAAAGCGGCAAATGGTGCGCTAAGTGGAGATCAGCAAAGAGAGATTGTTGAACTCATTGCAAATGCAAAAGCGCTTGGTGAGGCATACCGCACGCTAGAGCGCGCTCCGACAAAGTTGCGCACGAAAGACGTCGTGACTATTCGTGATGAGGAATTGTCTAAGTTAGATGCCTATAGAACGAAACTTTCAAATGTAGGAAATCTTACGCAAGACTTTGCAGCTCGAATTGATAAACTTCATAACGAGTTGAGCGGCGCTTCAGACGGCGCGGCACTGACAAAATATCTTAATCAATTTAGCACTTTGAGTGCTGAGGTCAAGAGCTTTGATGCTCAGGTTGAAGGTGTCGTTCAGAAATATAATTCCTTGCTTTCTGCTCGTGGCAGAGCCACACAAATAAGAAAGAAAATGTTCAGCACGAGTCAGGGGACTGAAGAGTATCAGACCATGGCGGCTGAGCTGGCTCGTGTTGAGGCCGAGCAATCGAAAATCACGCAAGAGATCAGAATCCAATCTCATCTCATGCCTGAAGTGGTTGCTGCCGCCAAGGCACGTTCGCAACACGACGAGAGAGCTATTCAGCAAAACTATGAGCTTGCTGTTGCAGAAGGCCGCGTAAAAGATGCTGTTGCGTCTATCAATAAAGAGATGGCATCTATGCCGCAAAAGGTTGCGGAACTTCAGGCACGGTTTTCTGCTCTTGGGAATCCGTCAAAAGAACTCGCTGGAAATATCGCAGAATTGGACAGGCAACTTAAAGCAGTTAACGGTGGCAAGATAGATGACCAAGGCAAAATAGCCGCTTATGAAAAGCTCCGTCAAATTTTAGAGGATTGCACGTCCGAGGTAATGCATTTCGAAAAATTGTCGAGGCTTGATGTTGCCGATTCTCGTTTTGAGTCTGGGCTTGCCAAAGCGAAGCAAGACCTAATCACGATTGAAACAAAGTGGAGCGCGCTTAAAAACGACCCCGGTCTTAACGCGCAACTCAACCAGTTGAAAGTCAGTCTTGGCCGTGTAAACAGCCAAGCCGATTTCTCAAAGTGGAAAGCACAGTTAAGCGCATTCCGCGCTGAGGTTAAAGCTGCTGGTAAAGATACACTATCACTTGGTGATGTTTTCAAGAACAACCTCGCTAAGGTTTCTCAGTGGATTGGCGCAACAACTATTATCTTTAAGACGTGGCAAACGCTCAGAGAGGGATTCGATGTTGTTAAAGACCTCGATAATGCGCTTATTGACCTGAAGAAAACGACTGATGCGACGGAAGAGCAGTATCGCAGTTTCTATTATACGGCGAACCAGACTGCTAAGGAACTCGGTGCGTCTACAAAGGACATCATTCAGCAGACAGCAGACTGGGCACGTCTGGGGTACTCGCTTGACGAGGCGTCTACGTTGTCACGGAACTCTGCTATTTTCTCTGCGGTGTCTGAAGATCTTGATTTGACCGAGGCAACTGATGGTCTTGTCAGTATGCTGAAGGCGTTCAAGGAGTTGGACGTTAACGATTCTCTTGACGGAATTATTTCTAAGATAAACGAAGTCGGCAACAATTTTGCTGTATCGAATGCTGATATTGTTGATTCACTTACTAGATCGTCATCCGCAATGGCTGCGGCCAATAACACGTTTGAGCAGACTGTCGCGTTGGCTACTGCGGCTACGGAGATTACGAGAGATTCTTCGCAGGTCGGCAATGCCTTGAAGACGATTTCTATGCGCCTGAGAGGTTACGACGAGGAAACTGAAACATATTCTGATGACCTCAAGGAAATCACAGGCGATATTGCTAACTTGACGAAAGTAGCAAGCAATAATAATCAGGGAATCAGCTTGTTTGAGGCCGACGATCCAAACACTTATCGTTCTACTTATGATATTCTGAAAGATATTGCAGATATCTGGAATGAAATCAGCGATAAAAATCAAGCGCAGTTGCTCGAAAAGTTATTCGGCAAGCAACGCGCCCAGGTCGGTGCGGCACTTATCTCAAACTTTAAGCAGGCAGAGAAGGCTATGGACGCTATGGCTGGTTCTGCTGGTAGCGCATCAAAAGAGCTGGCGCGTGCTCAAGATTCCATCGTATTCAAGTTGAATGCGCTGAAAGAAACTTGGGTTGGTGTCGCTCAGAATCTTTATGATACGCGAACGATTAAGAATGTAATTGACCTCTTGACGGGTATGTCTGGCGTTATCCAGACAATCACGAAGAGCCTTGGAACGCTTGGCACGGTATCTGCCGGTGTCCTTGGTGTTCAATTTATTCGTTCTGTGGGTAGACCCAAAATGACGGGTTCTCATGATGTGCCCACATATGCTCTGGTGGTGACACGGAACGAGCTTGCAGCGTGAGTTGCAAGTGAGGGAGCATTGGCAAAACAGCCGAAATTGGCCGAAAGGCGGGTGGTTTTGTAATTCCACTCCGGGAACCGTAAGGAATCCGCAGCGAAGCTCATGTTCGCATGAGAACGTTCAGAGAGTATAATGGCTGCACGGCTCAATGAGTCGTGAAGGGGTATTCCAAATCAGCGCGAAAGCGTAAAAATTACAGGCGGGTCACGCCGTCGACCAAAATAGTGATATAGTGAGTCGCTGAAGTATTGCTTCACAAACGCACGAGCCGTCTGCTGGGACAGACGGCTCACAAACTGGCAGAGAGACGTTGCTGGTAACAACATTTCTCTGAATGCCTGATGAGCCATCTGTTGCCGCAGGTGGCTCATCTAAATAAAGGATAGGTGTAACTGGTGGTATTGAACGATGCGTATGATGCAAGCGTGTTTGACAAAAACATTTGTGATGGGTATAAATCTGCATGGGCAGAGTTTGAGAAGTTGGTTGAGATCGGCGTTGCGTCTAGGCGCGGATGCCAAATAGAATCCGTGCAAAAGAACGCGATTTGTGGCAATGTTTAGGTGTTGTATGATAGAAAATGAATATAAGTGGTTCTTGACTAATTATTCCGATTTATTTAAAGAGTATGGTGATTCTTTCCTTGCAATAAAAGATGAAGCTGTGTTGGGGACATATAGTTCCTATGCTGACGGTGTAATGGAAACGTCTAAAAACGAGAAATTGGGAACTTTTATTGTCCAGAAATGCAATGGTGACGAATCTGCCTATACAAATTATGTCGCTAATGACATATGCTTATAGTATGGGCTTTGTGTTAATTGAAGTGGTTGACCAATCAAACATAATAATGGTATAATGAATACACAAGACGGCATGTAATAACAAAAATCTCGAAAAATCCCATTATGGTGTTGACAAATTATAGGAAGGCTTGTAAATTGTAATTGTAACACTTAATGAGGGGGATTTTGGGATGAGTCTGGTCGATATTTTCGCAGGAAAAGTCGTTAGCAAAATGAATGCCAGTATTCTGCCTGAGATGAGGCTTGAATCTTGTTCACGGAAATTTAAAAGGTATTCTAATCTTGTCGCGGTTTTTATGTTTATCTCTCCTATTGGGTTGTCTTTGCTGTATTCGTTGTTGGATTTAAGCAGCAGGTCAACTCAGTCTTGGATAAACGGCATGGCAACCGTTTGTGTTATTTGTATTGGTGTTTTTCTTTGGTTTTTGCAACTAGTATATGATAAGGCAACTGCGATGTTACAAGAGCCTGAAAAGCATTTGCGAGAGGATTATGATTTTTTCATGTCGACAGCAATGACGATGTTTGACAAAGTAAAAGAAGGTGACACGTCTCTTGAATCTCTTGCAAATGTATGTGCCAGTGGTATTGTGAGCAGTTGTCAACATCGTTCTAATGGTTCTAGAGGCTTCGCCGTATATCTTTATGAGTATGACAAGGTAAACAAAACTGTACAACTAATCGGTGCTAGTCAAGATGGAGCTGTATCTAGGTTATTGGATAATCCTTTGTTTGCATATGGATTATCAAGGCCGTTGTATATTGAAGACCCTCGTATTAGGGATTGCTATTTTTCTTATTGTTTGAGAGAGAACGAGAAAAACGGATCAGAACAGCCGGATGCACCAAAGCGCTACATCCTATCTACATGGGAAGAAATGCTCAAGTATTATCACTGGACAGGCTGGGCGAATCTTGATAAGAATAGCTATCTCAAAGCAAGAGATAAGGAGTCTTGTCGGCACGCTCAATTCTTGTACAATCAGTATATGGCAATCCCGATTATGAATACAGATACTAATATCAGTGGGCTAATTGAAATTATCGCATATTTTGACGCTGTTATAGATTCGCCAGAAATACTTCAAAAGGAATATGCAAAAATATCAGGTGTGTATCGGCGTATGGTCGGTGTTGTGTATGAGATTGCAGATATTAAAGAGGAGGTGTATCAATGAAAAGACGGACACGATCAATGCCTAATGGAAGCAACAAAAGTCGTGCTGTGAAAGTTGTTTCTCAGGTCGGGCAAACTCGTAGTGGGTATAAGATTTTTGTCAATATGGACGTCACTGATGAACAACTCCGAACCGTTAGGGAACGGCAAGCAGAATCTGCTAGGACATTGGCAGACATCCAAAGAAACTATGATAGGCTGTCAGGTAATGCTCAAAACGCGAAGATGAAAGCCTATGGAAGTTCCGATTAACATTTAGAAAACACAAATAAAAAGGCGAGGCCGTTTGGCCTCGCCTTTGTCATATCAAAACTTACTGCCACAATTATTGCATTTCCACGTCTTCCCACAATCTCCAAGTCCATAAATTCCCACCAGCGCAATTTTTGCAGCCTTCTTCATCGTGGTCAGTCGCGTGAGATTTTCAGATCCGCAGATGGGGCATTTGGGAACGTGCTTGGGACGAGAAGTAGCGTCTGGGTTTTGCGGAAAGTAGAAGTTCTCGATCCCGCCGTATTGCTTGAAGTATTCTATGCTTTCTTCTGATTCTGGGTACATGAGTGCGTAATGGTATTTATATGAATCTGACTCTGTGTCTAGTTGCGACTTGTCAAACATTGTCTCGAATACGTGCCTATTGGCTGCGTGTTTTGCTAGAATTTTTGCGGACGTAATCCATCCACTTGGCCACCATGTTTCTGTCTTATAATTCGAGTAAAAAAGTTTGTTGTATTCGTCGTATGTCATGTCCAATTCTATATATGGGACATCGCATGAGCAGAGGAACGTTGTTTTGGCTTTTTTAGGATCGTCCATAATCCTCCTACGCTCTGCGATTGACGGCTTCACGATTTCAGCGCATTTGGGGCAAGCAATAATTTTAGGGGAATATCCGCAGTAGGGACATCTACTTCCGGGGATCCATGCGCGCTTACATTGTGGGCACACGTCTCCCGTCAAGTGACGTCCAATATTTGTAACGACATCTTCCCACGCCATAGTCTCACATCCTTTTGTATTAGTTACTAAGGATACCACGTTTTCTTTTATTTGTCAACTCGCACATTAGTTTGAAGCAATATAATGCTTGGTCGGCATCATATTGTAATGATTGGCATCACTTAAAGTATTAAAAAATGCGAGATCGCAAATAGAGGCTCTTAATAATGAATACGCGGATAAGACGCAAAATGTCTCCGGTGGAACGGCTGTTGCAGGGTCTGTTGTTGATAAGGTTGATACGGCTAAGGTAAATGAATATACTGCTGCTTTGGCTGGCTTGTCTGCGAAACAACAGCAGGTACTACTTAGCACGGCCGCGCTAACAGATGCAGAACGCGATAGCGTTCAGACAAAACTTGATGAGTTACGTAGCACAAATGAGCAAAAGTTGGCCTTTGTCGCTAAGAAGTACAACCTTGATAAGGTTACTATTGCTCAACAACTTGGTATTGAGGCTGACAAAAAGTATACTCAGGCTGAAATAGAAGCAAGAATTGCCGCGTCTGATTTTGGAAAGTCGCTGTCAAAACAACAACGGCAACAAATGGCAGCAGAATTGGCTACCAGAAGTCATTCCGCCTCTCTTAAAGAGTGGGCTGTCAATATGGCACTTGCTGTTAAGGATGCTGCAAAGAACTTTATTAACAGTCCTATGGCAATCATTTCTGCCATCACGACGATTGCCTCTGTCGGCATCAATGCGATTCGCAATGCTCAAGAAAAAGCAAAACAGGCTGCTGAGGAAAACGAGCAAAAGGTTAATGACGTTGCTAGTGCCGCGAACGATCAGCGTGAACAACTGAACGACCTTATTGCACAGTACAGCAAACTTGCTTCTGCTGGTGATTTTGACGCATCTTCTCGTGAGCAAGCCCGAAGCATCCAAGACCAGATCACAGAGTTGGTTGGATCTCAGGCAAACAACCTTGACCTTGTGAATGGCAAGTTGGATGACGAGGTTTCCAAGCTCAAAAACATCTCTGCTGAACAGGCGAAACAGAATGCAAATGCGCTTCAGACGAAGGTGGAAAGTGCCACAAACAAGTACAATCAAGGTGCTCTTACTGAGGGCGCTGGCACTAAAACGATTGACAATCCGTATTCTATGGGAGCGGATATCGAGCTTGCAAATAGCAAGGCTCTGAATGAGGCACTTAAAGAAGCTAGTTATTCTGGCAGCGCTCTACTGGATGTCAACAACAAGATTGACGTGAGCTGGGCGGCAATGAACAAAGATGCGGCCGGTATGGTCGATATCTATAAAGAAATTCAAGATACGCTTTTAAGTTCGGATGAATGGCGTAGCTCGGATGAGAACGAGAACTCTCAGCTCTTGAATGACATCCAGAGTAAAATTGATCTCTATCAAAGTATCGTTGATGAGTATAATTCGGCGGTTGCAAATCAGATGCAGAATGATGCTGTCATTGAAATATCTGATATGCTCAAGGAAGCGACGGTCAATTCTCAGGAGACGTTTGATTCTTTTATTGCGTCTATCAACAACATGGAGGGCGCGTCAGATCAGTATAAGCAATATCTGACTGAAGTGGCCAATCAGACATTCCCGCAATATGCCGATGCGGCTCAAAATGCAACGAACGCGACTGACTCCTTCAGCGCTGCCATGTCCACCGTCAAGGATGTGATGAGCGAGGCATCGTCTACGTCTGTTGATGCTGCGAATAAAGCTGAGGCAGATGCTATTAGAGAAGAAACTGCTGCGCTTGAGGCATCCAATGATGAACTTCAAAAGCATATTGATAACCTGCAAAATGCCAATGATAAACGCAGCACTCTTGCGATTTCGAACTACACAGCCGAAATCGCAAAGAACAATGCGGCGATTGCTGAGAATAACCGGCTGTTGAATAATATGCCGAGTCCGTGGTCTGGTATCTTGAATACATTTGATACTTGCTCTGGTGCGCTTGAGCAAATTGCGTCAATTCAGAATGCGGTTGCAGATGGTTTCACGATCTCGGCTGACAAGGCGCGTGAGTTTGCTGAGGCGTATCCTGAGATTCTTGCAAATGCCACGGTGTCTGCTGATGGTCAGGTCACATTGAATCAAGGCATCGTTGATGCATTTATCAGTGGTAAACAAGAACAGGTTAATGCGGCCATTGATGCGGAGATTGCAGACCTTCAGGCTAAGAAAGCGTCTCTTGAAGGCCAAATGGCGTTTGCTCAGGCCGAACTTGAAATTGCACAAAATGTTGGCGAAGGCGAGGGGCAAATTTCCAAGGAAGTCGCTGAGTATCGTATCAATGCCGGTAACATAATGGCTCAAGCACTCATTGATAACGGAGTACAAGAAGCAGATGCATGGCGTCTTGCGGCCGCTGCTATGGCTCAAAACACGGAAGAGTTTGACCGTGTGGCGATGGAAGTTTGTACGGATGTCAATGGGAATTTCAACGCTGCTGCTTATAACGCGGCGCAGTCCATTTATCAGAACATGGCGTCTGGTAAGTCGAGCGTAGCATCTTTTGCAAAACAGTGCCATGAAGCTGCAAAGGCTTTTGCTGGAATTGGCAGCGGCGAAGAAAGAGGTATGGATGCCGTAGTCGGTGGAGCAACGGGGGCTGTATCTGGCAAGTCGATTGATCTCAACCTGACGAGTGGCAGTTTTGACGGAACTAATTACACCTATAAGGCTACCCAAACATCGCTTGATGACTTCACCTCAGACCTACAACTTGATATTTCAAAATATCAACAACAGATTGCCCAAATTGATTCGCAGATTGCTCTCCTTGAGTCTTTGAAGAACAAACCGCTTGGTAGCTATGGCAACTCTGGCGGTAGCGGTGGCTCAAAGGGCAGTTCTGGCGGCGGCTCTAGCTCTAGTACCAAAGAGGTTGAAGAGTATATCGCCAGTATCGACGAGTATCGTGAGGCTCTGGAACGTCTTGCTCGTACTCAGGCAAAGGTTGATAAGATCCAGCAGAGAATCAATCTCTCAGACAATCTCGAAGAGCAGTTGCTCATGCAACAGGTGCTCATTGGAGCATACGAGCGTGAGCAGGATGCGCTTGTCAATCTGAATAATCAGCGCAAGAAAACGCTTGCATCCGGTGCAGAGGAACTGCGCAACATGGGATTTGCGGTTGAGTATAGCGCAGAAAAGAACGAGTTCTTTGTGGAGAACATGGAACACGTCAACGACCTTGTTGCGGACAGCGCGGGTGATTTTGACACGCTGCAAGAGGCGACGAACGACCTCCGTAAGAGCACAGAGGAACATATCAAGACGCTTGAAGACCTGAACAAATCCAATCAGGATAGCGCGAATGACTTCGATGACCTCAAGACGAAAATCAAAGATGCTCGTGAGGAAATCCAGAATCTCCTTGAGACGATGGTCAAGAACAAGTCTGAGGCCGTTGACTCCATTCAGGAAGTGTACGAGACGCTTCATAATGCGGCGGATGAGTATGCCAAGAGCGGGTATATCGCCATTGACACCTTGCAGAGCATTATCGACCTCGGCATGGAGTACGTCGCTTATCTCATGGACGAGAACGGCAACCTTGTCATCAACGAGGAACGTATCAAGAAAGTCATTGCGGCGAGAACACAACAGATGGCTGTTGAGACGGCGCTTACTTACGTTGAGTCCTTGAGAATTGCCAAGCAGAACGACGATGTAGAGACGATGAATCGGTTGCTGAATGCGACCGAGGAAACGACGAACGCAACGTGGGGGCTGGTATATGCCAATCTCAGTATGCTTGACCTCACAGAGGAACAGCGCAAGGCAGCTCTCGCTAATATCAATGCACTCCGTGCTCTAGCTGACAGTGCGGTTGATAGCATCGGCAAATCGTCGGATGCTTTGTCAGACAGTCTGAACAACATGAAGGACGGGCTAGACAGCATCTTAGATTATGTCATCAGTATGTTGACGCAACAAATCAATGACCAAATTGATTCCCTGAATGACATGAAGGACGCCTACTCTGAGATAATTGATCTCAAGAAGGAATCTCTAGAGGCTTCTAAAAATGAGAATGATTATCAAAAAGATATCTCCGATAAGATGAAAGAGATGGCGAAGCTCCAAGCTCGTATTGACATCTTGTCTCTGGATGATAGCCGGTCTGCGCAGGCGGAGCGTGCAAAGTTGATGGAGGAGATGCAAAACCTTCAGAGCGAAATGTCCGAGAAGCAGGCCGACCATGCACGTGAGGCGCAGGAGAATGCGCTTGACAAGATGAACGAAGCGTATGGCAAGGAAAAGGACGAGGAAATCAAAACGCTTGAGGAAAGTATCTCGTCGTATCAGAAGAAGTACGACATGGCAATAAAGTATATCCAAGAACATTGGGACACGCTTTTTGATGAACTTATCAACTGGAACACTGAGTACGGCAACGATCTGAACGAGACTGTCGTTAAGGCGTGGGAGAATGCGCTTGAGGCAGTCAAGAAATATGGCAACTATGTTGATGCTCTTGACCAAGTGAATAAGGACATCGAAAAGAACGATTCTTCTGGCGATGGGTCGAATACTACTATCGGTAAAACGGAGTATGACGATCAGTACACCAACGGAGAGAAGGTTCATGCGATTGTTAAGCAGATGAATGCAAACGCAGAAGCATGGCATACTGCTGATGAGGATGAGCGTAAAAGGCTCGCTGATGATAGTGTCCGGTTAGGAAAAGAACTTGAGAAGTATGGGGTATATGTTTATCGTGATAACTCTGGCACTTGGCGTATAAAGGGGACAGATGAAGAACTGTTTGAGAAATACGACAAGTATAAGTACAACAATGGAATCGGAGAACTTGATGAAGTCGAAACTGTCAAGAATGATTCTGGTAAAAAGTTAAAAAACGGTTGGTTTTATAAGGGGCTTGCCGCTTCCGTGCAGCGAATCAATCGTGGTCAGGCTGCGATGTCAAAATTGTCTGGTAACGGCACGTCAAAACTGTATTCGAACGACGCGAATGCTGCTACAAAGTATGTTTCGACCGACAACAGTCAGACGGTTAATATCGTATTTGGAGATACGAATATCACGAACGCCGACCAGAATACGGTTGAGCAACACGCGAAGGTTACTGAGGATCAGGTCAATCAGATTGCTAAGATTCTTGGTGTTAGAAGGTAGTAAGATGCGGGAGCGCCGAATGGCGCTCCCGTTTGCGTAATCCAGTGAAAGGATGGTTGAATGTTTAGGACTTACGATTTTTCTTTCGCGGGTTATCCGGCAAGTATGTATGGGCTGTTTGTTGCCGATATCGGCAACAACAAAATGGCCGATGAGAGTTTTGGCAACAAAGCAAATATTGTTGAACAGCGCATTGCTAACCGGATAACACCGCTTCATTTTGGCGTCAAGTATAATGAGACGCCGCTTCAATTTGAGCTGATTTTTGGTAGCGATCATTTACTGGACAAATATGAATGTCAAGAAGTGTCTAAATGGTTAACCGGTCATCAGGATTATCAGTGGCTCTCTATTGACCAACCAGACCTCGATGACAAACAGTTTCGGTGTTTGATTCAAGAACTGATGCCAATCAGTATTCGTGGGCTTGCAAATTCGTTTAAGGCAACTGTTATTTGTGATTGTCCATATGCTTATGGATTGCCTTTTGATGATAATTATACTGTAAGAGGCACATCCAATATCATTTATTATAATGATGGCAGTTGTAGGGAGCTTATGAAGCCGCATATCACGATTACGCTGAATGCTGGATGCACGGAATTTTCTATTGATAATAAGACAACTGGAAAAAAATTTGAATTATCTGGACTTCCCGGCGACGCTATGACGATAGACGTCGATAACGAAAATTGCATTATGTCCGAAAGAACCGGAAGCGTCAATATTTATAATTATTTTAATTTTAATTTTGTTGGGCTTGCCAGCGGAGATAACGAAATGATTATAACAGGCGACGCAGATGTTCGCATACAAGGGCGTTTCCTTTATAACGTGGGGGCGTGATATGCAACACCATTTTCAAGAAAGGTAGGTGAGGCTGATTGTATCTAAACTATTCAAAGATAGAGTTTGATAAAGCCGGTTATCCCGAACAGCCGATGTTGCAGTTGCGCACGTTGTCCGGCATTAAGCAAGGCGCAATCCCGTTCGCCTACAATGTCAAATTCGATATCAAATATGCGGAACTGAGCACACTCGAATTTGATGTCCCGTATTTTGTAGACGGCGTTGTCAATCCGGTCTATAAGAAATTAAACGGGTATGCTGAGGTCTATACAGATCACTACGGCATTTACGTGCTCATGTCGCCGAAAATCTCTGGCGATGGTGTGTCGGAAATCAAGCACGTCACTGCGTATTCGATTGAGCAACTTTTTGAGCGCAAGCGAATCTTCTTAGAAGAAGGGACGTACAATTTCTGGAATCCTGCTTCGCCTGACGATACAGTCCTTGGTCGTGTGCTTGAGCTTGACCCAACGTGGCGCGTCGGATACGTTGACCCGAAGTTTATTGGGATGTATCGCACGTTCGATGAGTACGAGAATGACGGCTTGACATTTGTTTACAATGACGTGCCTGAAAAATACGGTTGTACTATTGTGGTTGACCCGTATGAAAAAACGCTTAATGTATATGACGCATATACGAGCAGAGGCACGCTACCTATCTATCTCAGCTATGAAAACCTCGTGAGCGAGGTTGGCGTTGACGAGCTGTCGGATGATATTGTGACGAAGCTCCATGTGTATGGCAGTGATGATATGTCTATACGTGAGGTAAACCCTACCGGCGCTGATTACATTGTTAACCTCGATCACTTCATTTCTCGCGGCGATTTGGATATTGAGATTGATGGAGTTAAACTGTCTGATAAGGTTAAGTCGTGGCAGAAGGAGATTAAGGCGAACCAGCATTACTATACCGGTCTTGTGGCGTTGCGTGCCTCTGAAACTGCTCAGAAAATCGCGTATGAGACGGAATTGACCGAACTGAACGGCGAAATGGATACGCTGAAGGCGCAACAGAATGTGATTATTCAGGCGTTGGCACTTGAGACTACGGACGCTGGAAAGCAATCGCAACAAGCGCAACTCGACGATGTGAACAAGAAAATCGCTACAAAAGAGGCAGATGTCGCAAGTTGCGAGGCAGAAATTAAGGAAACAAAAACTCGTATTGAGAATTATGCTTCTGAGATTGCGACTATCAGCAAAACGCTTTCTATGGAGCAGTGCTTCACCGAGAAAGAAATGTCCGCGCTTCGGCCTTATCTGATTGATGAGACGCTGACAGAAGAAACGTTTGTTGCTACAGACATTGACGCTAAAGCGTCTGGTGCGTTTCAAAGCATTACGGGCACGATTGCAATTTCTGAGAGTGATGTTGCGCGAGTGGATATGACGCAACCGTATACAAAGCAGTTATATACGCTGACAGGCGGCAAGTTGGAGATCGCAAGCGTACAGATTTCGGCGACGATTATTCGAGGTACGATTGATGTTACTCCTAGTGATAGTACGTTTGTGCTGTCTCTGTATCTTGGCGACGTTGTTTATGGGAAACACGATTTCGCAAGCGGAATGCTTACAATGTCGGGCGATTTTTCACAGTTAAATAGTGATGTCGTGGACGTTACAGAGAACGAAATCACAGAGCATAAAGGACATTCGGTTTCAATTACGACGGCAAATTGCCAGTCTTTTTTTACTGTTAACGTAAGTGAATATCAGCAATATGTTATCGCCGAAGAACTGTATGATTTCGGGGCAGATTCGCTGAATGATTCTGCGTATCCCGTATACGAGTTCTCACTGGGCAGCGGTAACTTCTTGTTTGCTAAAGAGTTTGCTCAGTTTCGCAATGCGCTTGAACTTGGTAAGGGTGTTCATTTGAGTCTTGGTAGCGAAGGGCATCTCGTGGCGAACATCATTGGCGTGTCTTTGGACTTTGATGACAAATCGTCTTTGTCGTTGACGTTCTCGACGAAATTCCAAAAGCATAATGGCGCTCAGGCGCTACAAGACATTCTGCAAACATCATATAGCGCTTCGCGCAGCTTCGATGCGTCGAAGCATTTATATAACCTCACGGCGGGACAGGCTAGTGAGGTTTCAAATTATATAAATGGTACGCTTGACGCTTCTGTGAATCGTATTGTTGGCGCGTCGAATCAGTCTGTCAATATCAGTGGAGCTGGTATTGAGGTCGGAAGTGATAAATATCAACTGCGCATTGTGGACAATATGATTGCCATGACGGATGACAAATGGCAGACGGCAAAACTTGCTATCGGGCGATTTGCAACGCCGGAGACTGGTGAGCAGTGGGGTGTCAATGCAGAGTTGCTTGCTGGTAAACTTATCATTGGAAACAACATGATCCTTGAGAATCCGAAGGTGGATGCGCAAGGTTTGCCGACTGGCACGATGCAGTTCAAGGTGGATTCGACCGGCGTGTGGCTAAATAACAGCACCATGATTCTGCAAAAGGATAATGGCGGTCGAATGATCCTTGATTCTGACTACGGCATCATGGCGGGAACTGATCTTTTGTTTACCACGAATGGCACACAAGTAACCCCGTCGTTCATTGGTGATGACGGAGACATTGTTTATGATGACATGGGTATGCCGAAGAACGCGAACTTCTTCTTGGACATCAACGATGGAAGCGCGTTTTTCCGTGGTAAGGTTGATGCTGAATCAGGTCACATTGGTGGCTTCACGATTGAAGAAGACTTTTTGGAAGCTGGCTCCAATATGAACTATGTCGGCCTTAATGGTTCAGGCAGCAATCAAAACAGTTTGTATGCATTTTGGGCTGGTGCAAAAGAACCGGAGAAAGCAAACTTCTGGGTTAAGAAGGATGGCACTATTTACGCAAAAGAGGGTCAATTCATTGGCACTATGAGTGGCGTTCTTGATGGCGATCTGATTGCGAACCAACAAAATGGCTCATGGGTCATCGGGTGCGGATTAAAAGTAAATGATGGCAGATTCTTGGTCGAGCAAAATGGCGATGTAGTTATTGCTGGAGGCGTAAACATCTCCGGTGCTGGTTCGATTGATGCGCATTCAGTGTTGTATAAATCCGACGAGTATGGTGGATTTTGTTGCGATGATAGAAACAACGGTGTGGCGACTACGCATGGTGCGGTTATGTACAGCAAAGATAAATCCAGTTATCTTATGGCTACTAATGCAAGCGCATATATCAAATCTAACGGAGAATATATGGCCGTCGCAGGCAGTGGAGTAACTGTAAGCAAACCTGTCAGAACGGTTGCAGATAAGCGCTTGGCATCGAATGTATCGAGTAATCTTGCGAAGTATGATGCGTTTTATAACGCTCTCGCTCCTAGCTCTTTTAAATTTAAGAGCGATGAGAACGGAAGTACGCATATCGGGTTCTCCGCACAAGATGTTGAAACGGCTTTGAAAAGTAATGGGCTGACGCTCGGTGATTTTGCTGGCGTTTCTAAGTGTGCAGGCTCAACAGACGTTCATTCTGATTATACGGATCAATACTATCTTCGTTACTCGGAATTTATTGCGCTGAACACGTACCAAATCAAAAAACTTATGGAGCGAGTTACGGCTCTGGAAGAAAAGACATGATACATCAGGGGGAACAATTAGATTGAATAACGATGTGGATATCTTGATTGCTGTTTTGAATACGATGGACGAAATCAGCATTAGCGGCAGAAAAAACATCGAGAACTTTAGAAATTGCGTCATTGCGCTTGAAAAGCTGGTTGCGAGCATGAACGAACGGAATGCAAACAACGTTGACGCATGATATATGGGGGTGACTTCGCTCTTGGGAAGTTGTGTATATAATCAATACACCTTGCCGCAATTTGATTTTATTGGCGGAACGACGCAGAAATATACTATTCCTGTTTCGAGTGTCGCCAATATCTCTGATTCAGAAGCAAAGTCGTACCGTGCCGCTTTTGCTATTGTTAATTATGTGAATAGAGATTGTGCCCCAATCATATCTAAGGAAGCTACATTGGACACGACTGGAAAATTTATCACTATCAGTTTGTCTCCAAATGAGACGCTTAATTTGACTGGGAAATTTGTTTATCAGGTATCTTTACGAAACGAAAATAGCAATAGCGAATACCACGGTCAAGGCTTGCTGATTGTGGCAAGAAATATTGATAGGACTGGAACTGTGCTGAATCCTTATCGGAATAAACCTATTACATGGGGCAATTTGAAAAATGGCTTTAGCAATGATTAAAACAAAAGGTGGTGAGCGCATATGTCTCAGGCATATTTGGGCAGTTTCAATGGGACTGTCACTCCGAATGTGAATATGCTAAAGGTTTTTAAGGAAAATGAAATCGCAGCGAATCCGAATAGCATTTTGAATTACTGCGATATGACGCTCGTGAAATTCGGTATCTCTGCTCCGGCTGGCACGAAAGTGAAAATCAATGGCAGAGAGATCCCTTTGTTCACTGGCATTTTTGAGCTTGGCATGAACCAGCTCGACATTACGTCGCTCGAATTTGAAGAGGCGGTAGATGTGAATATCTACTATATGTATTAAGGCGGTGGGTCAATATGTTTTTTGTGGAAGACCCCAGATGGCGTGACGCACTTGTTGCAGGCGGCGGCTCTGATGGCGTTGCTGCTTTGCAGGCTGAAATTGGGCGTGTAAAAGAAGACTTGAAGAAGAAAGCCGATGGTATCGCTTATGACAGTAAGACACGCAAAGTGCAGTTGAAATCTGGCGACGACCTGATTGGCTCAACAATTACCGTTCCCTCGGATGATTACGCAGACCATATCCATGCTGGTGACGGCGAGGAATGGTCGGATATGGACGAGTCCGGCACAAAAGATGATGGCGAGGAATGGTCTGATATGTAATTGCGCAATCCTCCGCATAGGCGGGTTGCATATATAATCTCAAGAAAGGGGGAGGGATATTTGGGCACGAAGGTTGTTTATAAGCAAGGCTCAAAGCAAACTTATCTTGGGCTTACAAGCCGTCTGAGTAATGCGCTTTACTTTTGTACAGACACAAAAGAACTGTACAAAGGCGATGATCTTTATTCAGATGGCTTGAGATTTGTTGCAAGCATTTCTGCGTTGCCTGAGTTTTCTAAGGCGGCTGACGGTATCCTGTATTACTGTCAGGCCGAGGAAACGTGCTTCGTTTTGAACGAGGCTCGAAATGATTGGCTGTGTCTGTTCCCGCGAGATAGATTCCCGACATTAACAGAAGCACAGGCATGGATTCAAAAATACGATTGTGCAGGTCGAATTATTACCGTGCAAAACGGTGAAGAGTGGACTCCGTACATCGTAAAAAATGACAAGACGCTGTCTCCGTTTCAGTCAGCACCTATTGACATTAAGGTGATTGACGGCGGGACAGCTTTTGTTTAACTAAAATCGAAAGGGGAAAGTTATGTCTGACAAAACGTTGAAAACTACTATTCAATTCAGACGTGATACCACTGAGAATTGGACGGCCAACAAAGACGTCGTGCCTGCCGCTGGCGAGCCTTGCTTCGACAAGGACACGGGCGTGCTAAAGATTGGTGACGGCGTTGCTACGTATGAGAACCTTCCGCGTGTCGGTGGCGTTGCTGCTGCGCACTATGAGGGTGTTAAGGGCGATGGCGAAAGCGATACCGCTGTAATCGAGCGTGTTCTTACTGCCGCTGGCGCTGAGGCGAAAGTGGATGACATTTTCGTTGTCAAGACGCTGATTTCTGACGGCAAGTATTCTTACACCGCGTATGTCTACAATGGCACTGCGTGGGGCGCTATGGACGGCAATTACAATGCTGAGAACGTGTATTTCGCTGATGACCTCACCTATACTGCGGCTATCGGTGTTATGACGGTTCCGTCCTCTGGCTCTGGCACGATTCAGGCCGCTGGCAAGAATGTGAAGGACGTTCTGGCTTCCATCCTTGCTAAAGAGAAGAATCCTGTGGCTTCTCAGCCTGCGGTTGATGTGACCTGCGCGCAGCTTGGCGCATATGAGGTTGGTACGTCTGTGACTCCGGCTTACAAGGCGGCTCTGAGTGCTGGTAGCTACACCTATGGCCCGGTTACTGGCATCACTGCTACCAAGTGGAGCGTGAGCAATGGTACTGACACGAAGGAAACGGCAGAAGGCACGTTTGATGCTATCGTTGTTGCCGACAACACGAACTATGCGATCACTGCGACTGCGACGCATGGAGAGGGCGCTGTTCCTAAGACGAACCTCGGCAATGCGTACCCGGCTGGCAAGATTGCGGCTGGCACGAAGTCTGGCACTGCTTACAAGAGCGCGTCTGCAAGGAGCACCACGAAAATTACCGGCTACCGTAATTCGTTCTATGGCACTCTGACCGAGAAGGACGGTGAGATTAACTCCGCGCTTGTGCGTGGCCTTGCTGCCAAGTCTAATAAGGCTCTTGCAAATGGCAACTCGTTTAACCTTGTGATTCCGGTTGGTGCGAAGCGCGTTATGTTCGCGTATCCTGCGACTCTCCGCGATGTCAACTCTGTGCTTGACGTGAATGGTCTGAACGCTGAGATCAAGTCTGGTTTCACCAAGAGCGTTGTCTCTGTTGAGGGCGCTGCTGGTTATCAGGCGATTGACTATAAGGTTTACGTGTTGGATTACGCGAACGCGAACGATGCGGCGAACACTTATAAGGTCACAATTTGATAGGGAAGGGGGAAAGAATAATGGCTGACTTTGGTAAACTGAATTTCTCTGTTGCTTTCAATCCTACCACTGCGTTCCCGCTGGACGCGCGTTACTACTTTGCGACGCTTGCTGAGGCGCAGGCCGCTGCCGCCGCCGCTGTTGAGGTTGGTAGTTCTGATGGCACTTATTTCTTTGGCGAAAGCATCTGTGTTGTTGCTGATGGTGTTGCTTCTCTGTACATCATCCAGCCTAATAAGACGCTGAAACCTGTTGGTACGGAAGTTCTTGGCGATGACAAGTCCATCGAAATTAAGGATGGCAAGGTCACTGTCAAGGGCTTTGATGCTGCTACTGCTGGTCAGCAGCCGCGTATCAATGCGGCTGGCAATGCCATTGAGTGGTACACGCCAGATACTAGCACCGTTTCTGGTCTTGCTGATACGGTTGCTGGTCATACGACTGACATTGGCAATCTTCAGAACAGCAAGGCTGATAAGGCCACCACGCTTGAGGGTTATGGTATCACGGATGCGATGACCGCTACCGCGATTGGCGAGGCGATTCAGGCGGCTATTGCTGCGACTGGTCATGCTTCGTTCAAAAAGGTGGAGGCTGTCCCGGCTGTTGAGGTTGCTGAGGATAACATTCTTTACCTCGTGATGAACACCGACACCGGCTACTATGACATCTATGCAAAGGTGGACAACGCTGTTGTTCGTCTTGATGATGTGTCTGTCAACCTTGATGCTTACTCCACGACGGAACAGATGAATGCTGCTATCGCGGCGGCTATCAAGAACAAGGTTGATGCTGAGGCTGGTAAGGGTCTGTCGAGCAATGACTACACGACTGCCGAGAAGGAAAAACTTGCCGGTATCGCTGCTGGCGCTGAGGCCAATGTGGTCAAGTCCGCGTCCGCTGAGTTCGCTATTTCCGATGCTGGTGAGCTGAGTCTTGCTGGCGTTGAGATGTCGAAGGTCACTGGCCTTCCGGATGCGCTCAAGGCTAAGGTCGATGCTGTTGAGGGTAAGGGGCTTTCGACGAACGACTTCACCGATGATCTGAAGGGCAAGTTGGAAGGCGTCGAGTCTGGCGCGAATGCGAACCTGATTGAGATTGTCAAGGCCAATGGCGTTGCCCTGAATATTGCCGAGAAGGCTGTTAATATTCCGCTTGCTGGCGAGACTGCTGGTCTGGTTGTCAGCTCCGATGCTGAAAACAAGGTCGCCGTTGGCGCGGACGGCACGATGGAAGTCAACTCCGTCAATATCAACAAGCTCGTGCAGGCTGAGGGCGATACGCTCATCCTTGATGGCGGTACTGCCTCTGTCTAATCTTTAATCTGTGTTGCCGAGGTCGGAAAGGCTCCCGACACTCCTTGAAAGGAATCTGAGATGATGGATACGCCGCCCATCCAGCAACAAATTAAATACACAAATAGCCGGGCGCATTTTAGTGCTCGGCTTCTTAATATCTGAAAGGTGGTCTATTATGGCAGATAAGACTTTTAATACGAGAATTTCTCTGAAATATGATACTTACGCAAACTGGACAAGCAAAGACCCTGTTCTACTTGCAGGTGAAGCGGCTGTTGTCGTTGTTCCGGCGAAGTCTGGCGCAGTCCAGCAGGAGCCTGCTGTTCTGTTTAAGATCGGTGATGGAACAAAAAAGTTCAGTGAGCTGTCGTTCGTTTCTGGTCTTGCCGCGAACGTCTATTCTTGGGCGCTTGCCGAGTCAAAGCCGAGCTATTCTGCGACTGAGATTTCCGGCCTTGCCGATTACATCTCTGGTGAAATTCAGGACACTGATACACAGTATAAGCTCGAAGTGGACGGCACGAATAATCGCAAGTTCCATCTGTACTCCAAGGCTAAGGGCGTTGCTGATTGGACGCTTCAGGACACGATTACGCTTCCTGATGAGACTGCCCACACGCTTGTTGAGGGCACTGCCAATGGCACTGTGAAGTTTGACGGCGCTGATGTTGCCGTCCACGGCCTTGGCTCTGCGGCTTATGTTGGCACAGATGCGTTTGATGCTGCTGGCTCTAAGGATAAAGCAATTGCTGCCGCTAAGTCCGCTGGTGACAATGCGCAGACGGCTGTTGATGCACTTGCTGGCAAGGTTGGCACGGTCGCTGAAGGCAAGACTGTTGTTGAGATGATTCAGGATGCTCAGGCCGCCGCTACTTACGATGACAAAGACATTAAGTCGCGTATGACTACCGCCGAGGGCAAAATCACAACGCTTGTTGGTGAGGACGCATCAAAGTCTGCTCGTGCGATCGCAGCGGAAGAGGTTGCTAAAATCGTTGACGGGGCTGATAGCTCTTATGATACGCTGAAGGAAATCGCTGACTGGATTTCCGGTCATAAGACGGATGCCGCCGCGATGAACAGCGCGATTGTCGCGCTTGAGGGCATCGTCGATGGCATTGGTGGTGAAGGCGAAAAAGCAACTGTTGTCGCATATGTGACTGATGCTATCGCCGCGCTGAAAATTGGCGATTACGCTAAGGCCGCTGATCTGACCAAACTTGCTGGCCGTGTGTCTACGGTTGAGGGTAAGGCTCATGAGCACACCAATAAGGCTGTGCTTGACGGCATTACTGCTGAAAAAATCACCGCTTGGGATGGCAAGGCTGACGCTGACCACAAGCATGATATCTCCGACCTGAATCAGGCTTCTGGCTACATTGTGCTGAACTGCGGTTCTGCATCTGTGAACGTGTAATTGGCGTTCATATTTTAACGCGACCGCGCCGTGAATTATCACGGCGCGGCTTTTACATATTTCTTGCGCGTATGGGCTTTATTTGTTTTTTTGAATTTGTATATTACGGCCGCATTCACACGGCCGATAAAATAGCTGGCTTGCCAATCTTGGCATCGCCGATTTGTAACAAATATTAAAGGAGGTATAAATTTGTCGTACAATACACGAATTAAATTAAAAAGCGACACAGAATCAAATTGGCTGAGTCAAGATCCGGTTTTACTGGATGGGGAAGTCGCTATCGTCAAGTGCGATGGCGGGATTACAAGAAAAAAAATTGGCGATGGGTCTAAGAAGTTTTCCGAACTCGCATACGAAGAATCGAAATCGCTTGGTCTTGCCTCTGCGGCGGTCGGTCAGATACCGAAAGTGAAGGCGGTTGACAGCAATGGTGTGCCTACGGAATGGGAGTCGGTTGCAATGCCTTCTGGCGGGTCTAGCGATATGTTTTATGTGCTTGATATGGTGGACGGCGAAGGCGACACTTGTACAATCAATAACGATTTTGATGAGGCCGTATCTGCCATTGACCAAGGGAAAGTTTTTGTATATGAAGGAGCTTGTTTACTAGCTACTTATTCGTCATCTGATGGCACTGCAAATCAAATTACGCTCGGTTTTGATGGTTTTGAAGGTCATATCGCCATACTTACATGGAATCGTGGCAACTCTTCTGCTACCATAAAACAATACTTGTCACCCGTGATTGATCCTGAAACTATAACAACTACGGGCGTAGTATATTATGACAAGACAGCAAACAGTTATTCTATCAAGGATATGACACCGCCAACCGCATCTGCTTCAACCGCTGGTACAATCAAAGTCGGTAAAGGACTATCCATTTCTGACGATGGAACATTGTCTGTCACGACTGCCACATATTACACTGGCACTTCTGATCCAGTTGACACTCTTGGTGCAGATGGTGATTTATACTTGAAAACGGAGGGATAACAGATGAGTGAAAATGCTAATTTAACTTATAATGATTTCTCCGCAGGATATACAGCCGGAGACGGAATGACAATTATAGACAAACAAACAACTCTTGAAGATATTATGAATTGGGTTTTCAGTGGCAAGTCATTGTGGTTTTATGATGGCCAAAAGTATAGGACTATTATCCATTTCGAAGATATTGAAAATGGTGCAATAATTTATTGTTTTGATGATAGTGGTGAGATTATTAGTCATCAGTTCGGCGGTGATAGCTAATGGCAAAAGTTGTTCAAACTACACTACAAATTGCTGAAGCCAACGTAGAGCAATATTGTATCGCTGATGGACTCAGTTTAAATACTGGCGGATATGCTATTAGACTGTATCTAAATGGACACACTTATGGATCAGCGATTCTTAATGATGCAGCAAAAGAAGTTTTATATCCATCTGCAACAGCACATCCGCTTAAGATTGATTCATTCATTAGGGCGAATAAATCTGGCGGAAGTATGACAATTAGCTTGCAGTTTAATGGGACTAGTGTAGATTCTGAGACAGGTAGTTGGGGAACTGGATTAAAAGATAAAATAAAAGAAGGAATCTCTGATCCAGTTGTCGTTAATAGCAACCGTTCCACAGAAATTAAATGGCATATTAAAGGTTCTTCAACAGTATCTCGATTTAGTATTGCATCAACAAGATTAACATTTTATTTTAATCAATATGCAATGCGGCCTTTAATTGGAAACGATGCAAATGGTATTCAGGAAGCAACTGTTTCCAATGCATCTCCATATCAAGGAGATACAATTGTGTTTACTCCAAAATTAGTACAAGGTGCTACTTGGGTTGGTTGGTATTCTGATGCCGCTTGTACGAATCTTGTAAGTACAGACCAAAATTATTCAGTTAATCCAACATCAGATTTAACATTATATGCTAAGGCTACGCATAATGCAGAGCTATTTATATGTGCGGCAGTTGCCGGAGCAAATATATTGTCTGTTAGTACAAGTGATTCAACAGTTCCAGCAAATAGTAGTTGTACTTTCTCTGCGGTGGCTAACGCTGGATGCATTTTTGATGGATGGTATTCAGATAAAAGCTACACAAATCTCGTGAGTACAGCGAATCCATATGTAGCCACTATTACTGCGAATACAACACTGTATGCAAAAGCTCATCTAAGCAAATTGAATATTAGTGTTGGACAGGCAGAACATGGAACGGCAAGCGTTAATGCTTCTGTTATTACTTATGGTGACAAGGCAATATTTACATTTAACCCTGAAAGTGATGATTATAAATTGTATGGCTGGTATTCGGATGAAGGATTAACACAGCTAGTTAGTGAAGATAATCCATATACCTGTACGCCAACAACGGATTATAAATTATATCCAAAATCAGGCGCTATAATGTATGCAATTAACTTAGCACGCGGATTCAGAGGAGTCGCGGGACAATCGGGTACATGGACTTTGAAAATTGCCGCATTATATTATGACCAATTAACTTATAATGAAAAACAATATATTAAAACTGGTGAATTTGATAAAATTGCATCATCTAAAGTGTATGGGCAAGCGACAAAAACCGGAACTGACATGATAGCAGGAATTCAGGCTTCATTACAAGTTCCAGCCGATACTACGTGTGCTTTATGGTGTGAACTCTCAAATGCTTCAGTAACAGGTTTTTCGGAAGTCGGGGACATGAGTTTTGTTGAAAGAAGTATGCTGACATATTGGCCATATTATATTTTTACTCCGACGCAGGATAAATATTATTATTGTTATTACTCAGATAGCGCATGCATTTGTACTGCTATTGCAAAGGGTGGAATTGAATATGCTGATGCAACGACGCCTACATTTGCTGGAAAAAACGCGATGTTTACGGCAATAGTTAAAGAAGGATATATATTCGAAGGTTGGTATTCTGACGAGGGATGTACGACTTTTATAAGTTCTGATAATCCATTGTCTATAACCACTCCTGCTGTTAATAAGGACTCTGCTGACCCACAGGATGGTGAAGCAACGACGTCAGAGTTGACTTTATATGCGCGAGCACGGTCAATAATTGGGAGATCTGATATACTGTATTTCAAGGTTAATGGGTCATATAAATCTGCGACAATGGTCTATAAGAAAGTATCAGGCGCTTGGGTTGAACAAGCAGACTTGCCAGCTATATTTTCTGGCGGATCAAGCGGAACAGCTTCTAACTATGTATATGGTGGAAGTGTGTAAAAAATGAATAAAGAAAAAAGAAAATTTAAATAGAGGCTCTGGTTTTTGCCAGCGCCTCTTTTATATATTAAAGGAGGTTATGCGGATGGCGAATAAAACATTTAACACTCGTGTTAAAAATAAACGTGATACAGAATCCAATTGGGAAAACAAGAATCCTGTTCTTCTTGATGGAGAGGTTGTTGTTGTCACAACTACATCTGGCGATACACGTTTTAAAGTTGGAGATGGGAAGAAGACTTATAAGCAACTTCCTTTTCAAGATCAAGAAACAAGAGATTTGATTCCTTCAGTAGATTCCAGTTTAAGCGATACATCCACTAATCCAGTCCAAAACAAAATCGTCAATGAGGCATTAAATAAGAAGATGAGTAACAATCCATGTTGGATTGATATGTCTCCAATTGTGGCTGGCAAACAAGGAAGTCGTATCAATTTCTATTATGCCGGATACGACAAGTCATTTGAAGAGTGTACAAGCAGCGTTGTGGAAGAACCGGCTGGGACTTTGAGATTTAACGCGAATGTTATGATTGATGATAGTGTGGCTCTTACAGAAAAAAATATCAAATCGCTCATGCCTGACTACGTTATCGAGCAAGGCTTGACCGGCAAGTGGATGTGGCGCAAGTGGGCGAGCGGCGTCGCTGAGATGTGGGCAACGTTCGACTCAGACTCGCTGGAAATGACATCACAGACATGGGGGCCACTGTATACCGCATCGTGGATGGGCCGCGCGGAGAATAAGGCGGCGCGAGAGTATCCGTTTGCCTTTACCGCAAACCCGATCGTGTCGGCGACGCCAACGGTCGGAAGCGGCAACATCTGGATTGCCACGAACACCGAAAATGATATCGGCACAAGATTGACGCACGCCCCGGCATATCAGTGCGTGCGAGCATCCGATGCGACGGTTAATAGCCCGCAGATTTCTTATTATGTCATTGGCAAGTATAAGTGATATAAAAGACAGATAGGAGTAGCAAAATGAATTATACAAAGAATTTGAGGCTAAACAAACCCGAATATGATGAAGTTGTAGATATTGAGAAATTGAATGACAACTTCGATGCAATAGACGCAAAACTCATTCAAAAAGCAACTCAATCTGCGGATGGGTTGCTGTCAGCAACTGATAAAAAGAAACTGGATAACATTGAAGACTATGCAAATAAAATAATCGTAGATACTGAACTTTCTTCAAGTTCGACAAATCCCGTGCAGAACAAGGTCGTGAAAAGCTACGTGGAGCAGACGGCTTCGCAGGTGCAGGACGCGATCAAAAGCGCGATCACCGGGGTGTACACGCCGAAGGGGTCGATCGCTTTCTCGGCACTGCCGACGGCCGCGGCCGGAAACAAGGGCTGGGTGTACAACGTCGCCGATGCCTTCACCACGACGGCGGCGTTCGTCGAGGGCGCGGGGCATAGCTATGGTGCGGGCACGAACGTCGTGTGTGTGGACGCTGGCAGCGGCAGCTACAAATGGGACGTGCTTGCAGGCATCATCGACCTGACGGAGCTATCTGCGGACGAGGTGCAGACGCTCTGGGACTCCATCTGACAGGGGGGGGACTGACTTATGCAAACAAGCGGAAGTGCAGCGATTAAAAAGCTGATCCAGCTCGTCAAGGCGTCGCTGTCCGGCAAGATGGATAAGTCCGGCGGTACTTTTACGGGCAATGTCTCCGGCCAATGCTTTACCGGCACGTTACTGCAATCCACGGCGGCTACTGATTTGGGCAAAACGCCGGGCAAGATTGCCGTGCTGGATGATGCAGGCCGGGTGCACTACCGGACACCGGAGGAGCTGCTGGATGACATCGGCGCAAGCGGCGGAGGCGCAGACTATGTAACCGAGCAAGGCTTGACCGGCAAGTGGATGTGGCGCAAATGGGCATCCGGCATCGCTGAGATGTGGGCTACTTTCGACTCACCGTCGCTTGACATGACAACGCAGACATGGGGCACGCTGTATACCGCATCGTGGATGGGCCTCGAGGTAAACAAGAAAGCGCGCGAGTATCCGTTTGCGTTTATTGAGAACCCTGTCGTGTCTGCGACGCCAACGGTTACAAACGGCAACATCTGGATTGCCACGAACACCGAAAATGATATCGGCACAAGATTGACGCACGCCCCGGCATATCAGTGCGTGCGAGCATCCGATGCGACGGTTAATAGCCCGCAGATCAGCTACTACGTCGTGGGTAGGTACAAGTAAAGGAGGCAACGCATGGCGAAGAAAAACTACAACGGTATCGAGTTTGACGACAGCGTGGATTATGCCGCGCTGATGGATAAGGCGGCGGCGTGGGAGGCGGTGAGCTGATGGAATTTGTTTCTTGCAATCTGTCAAATTTCCGTGCCGGGCGCACGCAGCCGGTGCGGTACATTGTGATGCACTACACGGCAAACGACGGCGACACGGCAAAAAACAACTGCGATTACTACCACCGCGTGGGCGGCCTGGGGGCCAGCGCGCACTATTTCTGCGATGAGTATGGCGTTATGCAGTCCGTGCACGAGGGCGACACGGCGTGGCATTGTGGCGCGGAAGCCGGGCAGCGCTACTGGCACCCCGAGTGTCGCAATTCCAACAGCATCGGCATCGAGATGTGCAGCCGCAAGCGCGCCGACGGCAGCTACTACATCAAGCCGGAGACCG